ATGGCTGGCTATCGCATTAAATCAGACCCTCATCGTTATTTGAAAGATCGCGACGGCGTTTATCAGTACGTTCGCCGTGTTCCCAAGTCTGTGGCAGACAAGGATAGTCGCGCTCCTATCGTCCGCATAAGCCTAAAAACCACCGATCTCGCTCGGGCGATGACAAAGCGAAACGAGTACGAATCTGCTGACGATGCACTTTGGTCAATGCTGAAGGCTGGAGCGGATGGCGATAAGGCTCGCGCACTTTATGATGCTGCCATTAAGCGCGCGGAAGCCATCGGTATATCATATGTGCCAGCCGATAAGCTGCTTGCGATGCCAGATGACGCTCTAGCGGCCCGACTAAACCTAATAACTGGCAATCCAGTAGAAGACGCGGCCGCAGTGGGCGCCGCAAGCATCCCGTCAGTGTCTGTGACGCAAGCCCTGAAAATCTACTTTGACGAAATCACTCCCGACGAATTGACGGGTAAGAGCGAAATTCAGAAAAAGCGGTGGCGCGCACACAAGCAGCGGGCGATCGACCATTTTGTGAAGATCGTTTCAGATAAGGCTATTGCGGAGATTACGCGCGAGGACGCGCAGAAATTTTATAAGGTTTGGCTGCAAATGATAACGAAGCCAGCCAAAGGGAAGCAGCCGATATCGGCCAGCATGGGCAACCGCATGATGGGCGGGATGCGAGTTCTTTTTGCTGAGTATTTCAAGCACATGGGAGATAGGGATCGGCCGAACCCTTTCCGCGATTTGAGCTTTGCAGAGAAGGTCGAAAAGTCGAGGCCGCCGATCCCGACCACAATAATCCGGGAGAAGTTCCTAACCTACGGACCACTCGCCAGTCTGAATGATGAAGCTCGCGGCATCGTCCTAGCGATGATTGAAACGGGCTGTCGACCAAGTGAACTTTGCAACATTACGGCCGAGCACATATTTCTTGCCGACAAGGTTCCGCATATCCTGATTGCGCCTCGAAAAGACGCTGCAGATCCGCGTGAGATTAAAACCGCTTCGTCTGTTCGCAAGCTGCCGTTGGTCGGCATATCGCATGAGGTTTTTAAGAAACATCGGAATGGCTTCCCTCGTTACAAAAACAAGGAAGACACGCTATCGGCGACGCTGAATAAGTATTTCAAAGACAACGAGCTTTTTCCGAAGGGCGCGGGCTATACCGTATATTCGCTTCGCCATTCATTCGAGGACCGCATGAAGGAGGCGGGCCTGGACGATGAACTGCGCCGAATGTTGATGGGACATACAGTTGACCGCCCACGATATGGTACGGGCGGTTCTCTGGAATGGCGAAAAGAACAGATGGAAAAATTCACGCTGCCGTTCGACGCAGCCGTGATTTGATGCGGTCGCGAATATTATCGTTTGCAGCCAGACTGCGCTGCATTCGTTCCACGCGCTCATAAAGTGGCAGGAGATTCTGCTCTGTTTCCGGAAAGCAGGCAATCACACCGGCTATGGCGTCCAACCATCGTTCGGTGTCAGCAAAGGTGTATGACGCCATTACTTGCTGCTTTCTGCCGGGCCGGCACGGCTTGCCTTATCCGCGGCTTCCTGCGCCTCTCGAACCGATTTTGAAACATCCTCGTCAGATGCGATGCCGCCCTCGTAGCTGCCTTGCGCACGCTCTCCGATGTGAATGTGCGGAATCTGCTGGTAGGCGAGGTATATGGCTACGAGCGTCGCGATGACGATAAATACTCGCTTGTAGTCTCGCGCTGACATCCTCACTCCCTTTCCCGCAGTGCGGCGCGGCCTGCTTCGAAATACTGAAGTTCCATTTCAGGATTTATCTCGGCTTTGGATATCAGCCAGTCGACGCGATCTTTCAAGCTGGCGTTCAAGCGGACGCCAGCCTTGATCGTAACGCTGTCCATGATCTCATTCATGGGCTTCCAAACAAGTCTCCATTCACGATCCAGCTTCATCTCACTCACCGCCTTTCAGGGCTTGGCGACAGGCAGGATGCGGCGAGCATGACGCGCCAAGGGTGGTATGGGTCTTCTATTTCTTCGGAAATCCACCGCCCCGTATCCAAGTCCCAAGCCTCTTTCATCGCCTCTGTCGGCTCCTGTAGAGCGGCGTAGATGTTGGAGATGGCGGCTTTTGCGCTTGCCAAGCACAGATTTCGCTCCATGCCATTGATCTGCGTCCAACGGATATCACGAAGTTGCTCCAACGTGTGCGGCGATCCTTCCGGTAGAGAACGGAAGGGACCGTTTATCGCCTTAGCCACCTTCTCGATGAGTTCATCGTGGGTCACCACAAATCCTCCGAATAAAGCTCTGGACGTCCGGCTGTATTTGCGATCAGCTGCTTGGCTCGATAGGCGATGTGATACCCTTCAACCCGATTGACGAACCGTCCCGTTGAAGTCAGGAAGCCCTGCTTGTCGTGAGGGACAAGAGCGTCTTCAAATCCCATGACGAAGAGCATGGACTTGAGGATCGTGTCATGACGAGCTGGCGGAGGCAGGCTGATCGTTGCACCGTGATAGACGGCAGCAGCAACTATGCGCTCAGTTGGATCGATCATGGCTTCCCTCCCAGCACGGCGCGGATAGCTGCATGGGCGGATGCAATGGCGTCTGCCTGCAACGCTTCATCAGCTTCCGCCAGCGCCTTTTCAGCCGCCGCGAGCTTGGCTTCGAGAGTAGCAACCTTTTGTGAGTGGTCACGCCATGCGGCTTCCAATTTTTTCACCGCAGCTGCAATCTTCTCCTTCTCCGCCTGTTCCGCCGCCAATTCGGTTTCGAGGCTGGTAGCTATGGCCTTCTGTGTGTCGCGGTCAGCTTCCATCTCGCGGCGCAAACGCCATTGTTCGGCGCGCTCGGCTTCCTTCGCCGCCAATAGCTCCTCAGCCTTCTCGTCGCGCTCCTGCCAGTGCCGAACTTTCCTTTCCAGCTTATCGATGCTGTCGGCCTGCATTTCGATTACGGTATCGCGCCCCGCCAATAGCTCCACAGCCTGCGAGCGGGTGACGAGAGCAGTGTAGTTTTCGGCAATGCTGACACTACGGAATATGTCGTTGTAATCCGCACCTTTGCCTTCAACGAACATCGGCGGGACAAACCCGATTGTTTTCAGTCCCGTATCTGTAGCGGCAGGCGCGGGGCGGGTGTTCCAATCGCGGGAACCGTAATGGTTCGGGCCTGTTGCCTGACAGGTCTTGCAGAAGTAACCGACGAATTTATCATCGCCACCGGACGAAAGGTCAGTGCCACCGCAGAAGGGGCACGGCAGTAGTTCACTCGCCATGACGGTCCTCCATGGTCAGGCCATACCACCAGCCGTAAAGGCACCATTCGTCATATCCGGTACGAATGCCTGGGACGGCGGAATACCATCGATCAAGTTTCCACATGTCGTAGGCATATTTGAAATGCTTGATGACAGGGACGCGATATAGAAATGGGCGTGGCGGAAGGTGATAGTCACCGATTGCGCCCTGCGCACGCCATCCATAGTGATCAGCCATGACGGTCGCCTCCTGATGGGTGGGAAAGCGGCAGCCACATGGTTTGCATGTACTCCCAACGCGGTTTGAGAAATTCGAGGATGGCGGGTTCATCGGCACGGCAAACGGCCACTTCAAACGAGAGCAGCTTCGCTTTGCGCTGTCCGATCAATTGCAGCATGAAGCGAGCGTGACGGTAATAGTCGTCGCCGTTGTAGGCTCCAGCGCCCCAATCTTCGCCTTCAAGCCAATCCCACCGAACGAACCAGTTGTAATCCAGATCGCTATCGCCAAACTCATCGAGGAATTCAGCCCACGATTTGAATTCGGTATGGCAGTCGTTCGAGAAATAATTCCCTTCCGACATGTAATACGGGTGATTTACTTCCCAGAGGTGCTTGCTCATTCCGCGCCCTCCGAAGCTGGTGCAGAGGGGACATACAGCTTTTCCAAGCCCCAGAAATCCTCAAGAGCGTGGATGGCGTTCTGATCGTAATCGCATAAGTCGAGGCGCTTCAGATCGTCCCTTGATATGTTGAGTTGCGCGAAACCTTCGGCCACGTTCACGTCAGGGCCATGCAGGTTTACGATGTTTGCGCAGGCCAGAACGTATCCACGCTGAAACTCGATGCGCTCTTTCACTTCCCCCTGCGCCCCCGCTTCGTCGGGCTTATCCGCTACTGGATGGGACGCGAGGGCGCTAATGGCGTCCTTGACTGTCTGAATTTCGCAGTCGAAAAAGCAATCCTCATTTTCCTTGAGGAATTCTTCTAGCCTGCGGCTTAGCTCTGACGATTGTGCTTGCGGCGATGGCTCACAATCTGGGCAAGGTTTTTCCCATCCGTCTACATCGCCGTCGCCAACACGGTACATGCCGCCGATAATTCCGTGCCCGTTGCAAGTCTTGCAGCCGGAAGGCTCAAGCGCGGAGAGGATGCGAGCGGAATAGTCGGCCTGTGCGGCGGCTTTGGCTTGGTATAAGCCGCGCTCAACTTTGTATCCTGTTTGCCCGAGAAGGAACCAGCCTGTATCAGTCGCGATATATCGACCAACTGGGCTTTCTGCGTCTTCCGCTTCGCGCCCATCCTCTGTTATGCGCGCATTACCCCACTCCAGCTTCTTCACCCGCACCGCTGCTAGGTGAGGGGCGGCTGCGGTGAGGGCGGCGCGCATCTCTGTTCTGAGACGCTCCGTGGCATCGTTGCGCCACGCAGGAATACCACCGAACCAAGTATTCAGGGCGATATTCACGGCCTGGTCAGAAATGATGATGGTCATGGGCGCACCTCGACGACATTGCCAAGCACTCGCGCCTTACCGGTTGCCGCCAGACGACAGGCAACAGGCAAAGGGATGCCTGGATATCCGATACGCTGCGGGCCAAGCCGCAGCGCGTTGAGATATGCCGCGTCAATGCGGCGGGTGGTGGCGGTAGTCATGCTGCGCGCAGCCGACGGCGGTTGTCATTGGCTGGATTGCGACGCTGGCGCGGAGCCCCATAGCGGAACCGAACGCCAGTAATGCGCGCCAGTTCGAAAGCGGTGTTGCGTAGCGTCTCAGCTTTGGAGTGATAGCCAAGAGCGCGCACTGCCTTTGAAATAGACAGGACCTGCGCAGCGGTCGTGCCTTGCTGCTGGAATTCGGCGGCGTTCAGGATGGGCGCCATAACGGCGTGTGTGATGCATCTGGACATAGGGTCTCCTCGTGTTTTGGTGGGTGCAAAAAGCCGTGGCGCTAGATGCGCAAGGGCTGTCATTCTTGGAGGATCGGGGGCTTAACCGCCCCGTCGCTATCTTTCGTGCCTCATGCGGAGAACCCCAACCCAACGCTGCACGCGGCAACGCAAAAGGCTACAACGACGGTCATCTCGACCGCTTCGCGGGCGGCATAACGTAGCCACGGCTGTGGGCGACCATGTTTCCTGGCCTTGTAGTCAGGTCGGCGCATAGGCTCGACATTGCCGGCCTTCGGTGTGTCGGTTTCCGTTTCGAACTCGTCGTCGGCGAGCAGTTCAAGCAAAGCGCGGTTCATGCTGCAGCCCTTTCGATGCGCCACTGAGCGCGGCAAACTTTGCTGAAAAAATTATTGAAGCGGTTGGCGAACTGCGCCTTTTCATCATCAGGCATCGCAAGGAATGCCGTCATAGCTTGATCGGAAAGTGAACGGTTTAAGGCAGCCCGCAACTCCCTTTCGTTGTTTGAGATCATGCTGCAGCCCTCCGGTCTGGTGCCGCCCGATCCGCTACCGGTCGGTTGTCGTTGGCGGCTACTGGCTCGAGGCGATAAAACCCGTGATTGCCCGCGCCCCGATGGTTCATCGGGATGGTCCAGCCAAACGAGGGCAGGAGCTTGCGGAGGCGACTGATTTGCACTCGCACTGTATTATGTGCGTTGTCTGGCCCGCCATTCGGATCGAACGCATAGACGTTGTCGACGAGGTCGTTGATGTAAATGCGGCGCGGATAAATAGCAGCCAGCGCATCGACGATATTCTTTTGTCCGCGCGACAGAGGCGCATTCTCAAGTTCGGTGGTGGGGTTCCGCTCCATTTTACGCAGCCTCCGCCAGATCTACCGGCGTGCAGCAGGCTACGGCGCCGCTCGTCTGAAAAACTTCGAACATCTCGCCGGGGCACAGGGCAGCTAAGCGGGTAGCTTCTGCGACGGCCTGCTCAAACGAGCCGTGTTCGTATGGCATGGTGGTGAAGACGCCAACGCGGCCAGTCTTCTTGCCGCGGCGGAATACAAAGAATCCGCCGCCGATGATTTCATTCGGACGGGCTTTGGGGCTTCTTCTCGGTGCTTTTGCGGTCATGTGGGTTTCTCCTCGTGTTTTGGTCGGTGGTCAGCAGATCGGCGTCGGTCGCTTCTTCGTGCTGTTGTGCAAAATGTAATGGGATAAATCACATTAGTCAATGGGAAATTTCCCAAGTGACGAAAAATACGAGATGGGGTAAAACCCATTTATGAAGCAGGTCACTATAGACAAAGATCGATTTCGGGCCGCGATGAAAAAAGGCGGCTGGAGTATGAAGGCCCTGTCGCTGGAGGCCGGCATGGGCGAGACTTTCGTACGCGACATCTTGGATCGCGGTGCCGTTCCCAAAATCGACTCTCTGAAGTCGGTCGCTAACATTCTGAATACCACTGTCGGGTATCTTATCGGGGAAGAACCGGGAGTAACTTCAGTGGTAGGACGGGTCGGGGCTGATACGAGCGGTGAAATAATCTATGGAAATGGCGACGGTGGATTCGGGGATGTCATTATCCCGCCCGGCGCAGGGCCAGAGTCGGTAGCCGTCGAAGTGCAGGGTTACTCCATGGGGACTTTTGTAGACGGGGCGTTGATTTTTTATAGTGATCAGAAGCTGGCCCCGTCCGACGAAATGCTTGGCGATATGGTCGTCGTGGGGCTAAGCGATGGTCGAGCGCTGTTGAAGCGGCTGACGCGCGGGTCTCGACCAGGTCTTTATGATCTGGAATCACTGAATGGCCCAACCATGCGCGATCAAGAGGTCATTTGGGCTGCTGACATTGAATCTATCGTGCCGCCTCGACAGGCTCGACGGATACGGATCTGACACTTCTATAGTGATAAATCACAATGCCGCGTTTGCGGCATTTTTTGTACCTATTTGCAAAAATGGGAAAAATCACATTGACAGATGGGATAAATCCCAATATATTCCAACCATCAACCGGCCCAAAGAAGACCGGAGCACAGAAAAGGAGAATGAGTTGCACAAAGAGAAGCCGGAGCTTCCGCGACCGGACAGATAGTACCAACCCAAGGCTGACCGACCAGAAAACACGAGGAGATGAAGATGGCCCCCAGACCCGCAGACAATGACAACCGACCGCCGTAGGACAATAGGGACGCTGCTAGCCTGAGATGGCTAGTGGCGCGCGACGCATGCTTATTAGCAGGCGTCGGTGGGGATTGAGCTGGTTTGTAATGCCAGCCTAGAAATCGAAGGCCAGTTGTCCCGGCCACGACCGCCAATGAGCACACACATGCTCAAGGCGGCCAAATCGCAGACGCACATAAGCACGAACTGCGACCAACTTAGGTTTCAGCATAAGCCAATACCTCCACGCTCTGACGGTTAAAGCCGCCTCTCAGCGAACGCAGTAACGCGCCGCTTGCCCTACATGAGAACAGCCGAAGCTGCAGAGTGGCTATTTGCTCCCCACCGACGTCTACACATAAGCATGCTGAAAATTGAAACACAACCATGAGGAGAATGACATGCAGATTGTACAGGCCAGAGGCCGAGAAATCCCTGTAACGACCCGCAGCAAGAGATACACGCCAGAACGGGCTCGTGCGGAAGCGCTGTTTCATAAACCTGCAGCGGTTGCCAAACCGCGTATTCTTGAAGATGCGCCTAAGGTAGCTGCAACACGTCTCGTTGCGGTTGAAGAAACCGAACACGACAAGGTGTTCCGCCTGGTACGTGAAGGAAAGTTTGAAGACGCTGCCCGCCTTGCTGCTCGCCTGATCAACGTGGGGCAGGTAACTGGTTTCTTCATCTATGGCAAATCGCCAGAATTCACCAAGGCATCGGAATGGCATCAGCGCCTTGTTCGCGATGGCGATGCTCGCGCCAATGTGCATATCATTTCGCCAGAACGAGCGCAGATCCTACTCATGCACAACATCGGCAACCGCCGCGTTAATGCCGCCAACCTTGCCGCTATTATGCGAGATATCGCAACCCATCGCTTTGATCTAAACGGCGAGTCAATCGTTGTATGTCAGGACGGCACGGTGAACGATGGTCAGCATCGCACTTTCGGCGTCTTGCTGACTGGCCAGCCAATTGAATCGGTCGTCTCGTACGGCGTCACCAAGGAATCGATGCGCACCGTTAATATCGGTCGCAAGCGCACCGGCGTTGATCGGTTGAATATCGCAAGCATTCCTAACGCTGTGCATATGTCCGCTATCTCAAACCTTGCGTTCGAGATGTACAATGGTCGCTCGGCTACACCTGCAGAAGCGCAGGACTATTATTTCGAGAACCAAGAGCACATCGTTCTTGCCAATTCCCTTATCGGAAATCCACAGAAGGGACTTGGGTCTGCTGCACCAGGTGTCGCCGCGCTCCACCTTCTTTCCTTGGGCGCTAATGAAGATGATATCCGTCATTTCTTCACCGCCTTCCGCACTGGTGAGATGCTAAAGCGTCGTAACCCAATTTATACGCTTCGCGAGGCTTTGCGCGAAAAGACAGTCAAGTGGACACGCCAGCAGTGGACACGTGGGATCGTGCATCACTTCCTGATCTGGCGCGCAGGCCGATCCCTGGCCGTTGCCACATCCCCCGCATCTTTGCCTGAGGTGATCTGACTATGGAACGTCGGCGGTTATTCATTGACGACATATTTATCGGCAATCGCCATCGTAATGCTGATGGAGCTAAAGTTGCAGAGATTGCGAAGAGCATTGCCGAAGTCGGACTAATGAACCCGCCGGCGGTCTGTATCCGTGACGAAATCGTCATGGATGACGGAGAGTTATGCGATGGGGTGGCGGTTTTGATTTATGGCCGTCACCGCTTAGCGGCACTCAAAATGAACGGCGAAGAATATGTAGAATGCGTCGTTCATGACGTTGACGATCTTCATGCCGAGCTCATGGAAATCGACGAGAATCTGGCCCGTTCGGAACTGTCGCCAGCCGAAGAGGCATCGCACATTGCTCGGCGGAAGCCTATTTGGGAAGAAATGCGCAGAGAGACTTTTGTCCGGAATTCGGACAAAAGTATGGGGCGCCCAAAAACGGGTGACTTTGCGCGTGAGATTGCTTCTTTGACAGGAAATGGCAAATCACAAATAGCCCAAAAAATATCTCGCGCCGAAAAACTCGGCCATGACATTCAACGCATCGTGGGCACTAGCCTAGACAAGGGCGTCGAAATGGATGCGCTCATTGGTCTGCCTGACGAAGAACGCGAAAACCTTATCAGCCGAGCAGAGCGGGGCGAAAAGGTCAGCGCACGCCCAGCGCCGGAGCCCAAGCCAATAACCGCCGATAAGGCACTTGAGATTATTGCCGAGGGCGCCGCAAAAGCAGTGGCATCAAACAAAGACAGAAAGCGTCAAGCGTTCTGGGATGCATGGGCCGCGCTAGACGAAACTGATCGGCAGGAATTCGCCGCGATTATCTGGTCGCAGTATAAGACGGCCAATTAAAAGCAGGCTGTTATGGGTCGGCACCACCCGTTACCCCAGCCTGCCCGTACGTCGCGGTTAACACGAGGAGGGCCGAAGCCGCTTCTACGCCGCGATTTCCTTCGCAGGTACCACCCCGCGCGACCAGACAGATGCCGTTAGACACGGCACTTGTCAACCACCACCAACCACACACGAGGAGACATGCAGCATTCATCAAGGCACGAACTGCAGGCAACTGCCGCCGCGCACCGTAAGAAGGGCGCGTCATTTGGGCAGATCGCGGAATTGATGGGGATCACAAGAGGGCACGCCTGGTCGCTGCTTTCGGAAAGATCGCCCACGCTCCCGGCGCCAGAGCCAACAGAGAAGACCGTTGTGCGCCGCACAACTTATAACGGCGGTTATTCGGGAGGTTGCATGGACATCTATGTCTCGCTGCCCCGCATAACCATTCTGGACGGTCCATATACAGGCACAGTCCACTAGCCTTGCGAGGCGGGCCGACCGCGAGGATGACGGGGCCGACGATTAACCTCCCGACGAGGAGGCAATCTTGAAAACGAAATATACACGAACGGGCGAGCGGGACATGACAAACCGCAAGCCTTACCGGACGGCTGCGCAAAAAGCAGAGGCGCGTGCTTCGGCACGTCTTGTCGATGGGCGCTACGTTTCCAGCGCGCCAGTCACTTACCACCGCGCACCGAAAAGAGGTGCCGCATGACATGCGATTGCGGCGAATGCTGGGATCTTCCGGGCGAGATCGTCGTCCACAAGCTGTGGAAATGGAAGGGCATCATTGTCGAGGAGCGCGACAGCTTTCGCTGGCTGACTGTGCGTTTCATGATCCCCGGCACCGGCCTTGTGCAACTTGAAGTCTCGCGCTTCGAAGTGGAGCCAGATTTTGAAGAGGATGACGGCGGTGTCGAGGCTGACAAGCCTGAAGAGGACAACGTCATTCCGGTCGATTTCACCAAGAAGGTGAAGCTTACGAAAAACACCAAGACGAGGGGAGTAGCGTGATGGCTAAGTTTAAAGTGGGGGATCGGGTAAAGATCCTGCAGCGCGACCCGCTTGGCGGATATCGCGTCGGCGATATTTTCACGGTAACCGGGATCGATGGCGCGTACGTTGAATTCATCGACAACGATGGCGACGAGAGATCGCGCGATGAAGACGAATTTGTGCCCGCTGCGGAAACAACCGGCAAGCCTGACTTCAAAGTGGGTGATCGGGTGCGAGTGCTTTCGGATTATCTCCCATGGGCAAGGGCCGACGAGATCGGCACTGTCGAGGACGTTAATGCGCGCGATCGAGATTGCTACGTGAAGTTTGAAACAGAGCGTATAGGCGATCATACCTGGTATGTGCGTTGGGATAACCTTGAGCTTGCGCCTGCCCTCACCATCGAGACCGGCAAATTCTATCGTACCCGCGATGGGCGCAAGGTTGGGCCGATGCGGTGGGTGCGACCGCGATTGGGCAAGTTCTGCTTTGTTGATGAAACCGACGCTGCATGGGCAGTTGACGGAGCGTTCGATATCGGCGGCAATCCATCAGAAAGAGACCTCATCGCCGAATGGGTCGACGATCCAGCCAGCAATGACAATGCGCCTGCGACCAAACCCGCCATCGTCGCTCTGATCGAAAACGGCCAGCCCAAACCGTCGGAAAAGCCGAAGGTTCATATAAGCGAAGAGTCCGCCACCGACGAGGCTGAACGACTTGCCGTCAAATATCTGGGCCAGAAGTTTGGTGTGTTCGTTCTCGCTGACTCGCGCATTGCCGATGTGGTTATTCGGAGGGCCGCATGACCTCCACCACGTACAGCCACACGCGCAACTATGCGCCCAAAGACTACGTGGACGGCGACTCGTTCTATGAGCCGGAAACCACGCTCGGCCTTGGCGACCGCTTTCTCTGGGGCTTGGCAGTGGTAGCTGCGCTCGCCTTGACGGTCGGCTTCTACGCATGGGTGCTGGCATGATCTCATTCGCCACAAAAGCCACGGCTGGCATGCCGCACATTGATCCCGGGCGAAAGCCCGGTGTCGGTCGCATCGGGCAATCCTTGGCGCTTGCAGCGTTCGCGCTGGCAATCGCCACGACAATTGCAGCTTTCCTGTTCTGGAACCTGCTGCTGCCGTTCTACGGGCTGCTGTATCTGTGGGGTGCGCACTGATGCCACTCAGACCGCCGCGCGACAACTGCGCAGCCGCCCTCACAAGCCCGCCTGCATGGCTTGTAGGCTGGCTCATTCTTGCGGCCGTCATCACCGCAATCGCCGTTACCCACCACACCTACTGAACACGAGGAGACCTATGGCTCTATCTCTTTCAAGCCTCAAGTCGACCAAGAGAAACGATCCGCCTGTGATCCTTCTCTACGGCGTCGACGGCATCGGCAAGACGTCGCTCGCGGCAGAATTCCCGGACCCGATCTATCTAGCAACCGAAGGTGAGCGCCCGCCGTCTGATATCGAAATGGCAACTCCTGGCACGATTGAATCCTTCGACGATCTGCTAAACGTCATCGGCGAACTGCTGACCGAAGAGCACGACCGGCGCACCGTGATTATCGACAGCCTCGATGGGCTGGAACCGCTTGTTTGGCGTGCGACCGCTGCCCGCCTTGGCATCAATGGCATCGAGGATGCTGGGTTCGGCAAAGGCTACGTGGAAGCTGATACCGAATGGAACGAACTGATGGCCGCCGTGTCGGCGCTATCCCGAGCGGGCATGTATGTCGTCATGCTGGCCCACCCCGAGATCGTGCGCTTCGACAGCCCGACGACAGATCCATACAGTCGATACCAGCCCAAGCTGCACAAGCGGGCCAATGCCCTGGTGCGTGAGAAGTCCGATGTTGTTGCGTTCATGAATTACCGCATCTCCATCAAGGAAAAGGAAGTGGCGCGCCAGACGAAGGTTAGCCACGCCGAGGGCGGGAAGGAGCGCCAGGTGCACTTCAACGAGGCGGCGGGGTTCAACGCCAAGAACCGTTATTCGATGCCCGACAGTGTCGTTTACCGCAAAGGGCAGGGGTTTGCCGACATTGCCAAGTTCTGGCCGGTTGCGAACGACAATGACCAGAGGGAGGCGGCTTGATGGAAAAATTATCTACTATCATCGTCACTGCCGCAGCCATCCTCTTCTTCGCACCGCTCATCGGCGTTCTCGGTGGCGCGTTCGTCGGCTGGGTCGTGGGCCTGTTTTTCGCAGAAACGATCCATGCGTTCCTTGCTGCGGTTGGCATCAACGCGGCAGGCCTTGCGATGTGGCAGATCGGCGCTTCGCTCGGTTTCATCGGCGGGTTCTTCCGCCCGGCTATCCATCGGGCGAAGGCTTAAACCTCGCCGTTACCACACCACCAACAACACGAGGAAATGACAAATGGCAAAACTAGCCAGCAGATTTGATGCGACTGCTCACGATACGGAGCAGCGGGACTACGAAGAGCTGCCGAACGGCGACTATGAACTGGAAATCGAGGCGTCGGAGGTCAAGGAAGGCGCGAACGGAACCGGCCTCAAGACAACGATGACGGTTCTTCGCCCCGAGGAATACAAGGGCCGCAAGGTCTTCAATTTCTACAATCTGGAACACAAGAACGCGCAGGCGCAAGAGATCGGCCAGCGTCAGTTCGCGAGCCTTTGCCGAGCGATCGGCGTCTCGGAAGTCGAGGATTCCGAAGAACTGCACTTCAAGGCGTTTACGGCAAAGATTGGTCTCGGAAAGCCTTCCAAGGACGGCCAATACCCGGCTCGCGCCGAGATCAAGAAGTACTACTTCCCCGATGAGGGCAACGTCCCCCAGCCTTCAATCGACGCCAACCAGCCTGCAGCGCAGGCCCGTCCGGCCAATGACAACCGACCGGCCGCGGCTAACAGCAACAAGCCGGCACCGGCGGCTGCTGCGGCAGGCGGGCAAAAGAAGCGCCCTTGGGGCTAAGCCAACCCGCTACTGGCGCGAAAGCGCCGGTAGCAACCACCGTACCGAACCAAACACGAGGAGATGCGCATGGCTTATGAATACGATGTGGCGGAAGCAACGGCATATCTGGAAACTGGCGGGCTAGGGGAAGTCATCGGATTGACTGACGTTGCACGTCAATATGAACGGTCCAAAGTACAGATGAACACCGATATGGCGATGGCGCTGTGCCTGCTCGCTGATGAAGCGATTAAGGCCCGGAAGGCCGCCTAAACCCAACAGGCGGGGCCACCAACCGCGCCTTCTACCACCGAACACGAGGAGACTTTGATGAACAAGCTGAAGATGCTTGCGGGCGCACTCGCCCTTGCCTTGCTGGCCGGCTGCAACAGCGACGCGAATGTGGCCAATGAAAACATCAAGCGAGCCGCTGATAACTTCGAAATCAGCCGTCGTGTGGTTTTCTATAACGGTATCACCGACAGCTACATGCTGACGATAGAAGGCCGCTGCTCCATGGACCTGAATTCTGGCGGCACGGCATTCAATGTGATCTGCAAAACCGGCCCGAGCGCGTACAAGCGTCATACGCTCGTGCTGTCCGACAACACGAGCGCGTTCGTCGAGCAGTTGGAAAGCGCCGACGTGAGCGCCTACCACTATCGCGTTATCTTCAAGCCGCAGTCGATATTGCCAGACGTGGATTTTCGTGGCGACGCTGGCGGACTCACCAAGAACCGCCACTAACCAACCTTCACACGAGGAGACTTTGATGAGAGTCAGCATTGACCGCTCACAGCTCGCGCACGCCTTGGCTACCGTCAACCGTGCCATCGAAAGCCGAAACACAATCCCCATTCTCACCAACGTACTCTTGGCTGTTGAGGACGGCCAACTGCGCCTGACCGGGACCGATCTGGACGTGGAGATAACGACCAGTCTACCGGTGCTCGACTGCCAGCCGGGTAGCGTAACAGTGCCCGGCAAGATGCTTGCGGACATTGCAAAGCGCGCAACGGGTGACGTTACTCTTGCCTTGGATGAAGGCCGCCTTACGGTCGCGTCTGGTCGCAGCCGTTACAAGCTCGATGTCTTGCCCGCCGAAGACTTTCCATCGTTCAGCGCCGGGAAGTTCGACACGACGCTCGAGCTCGATCTGGCTGCGCTTGTGGCGCCGTGTGTGCACTGCATTTCGACGGAAGAAACCCGCTATTATCTCAATGGCGTCTATCTGCATGTTGTCGACGGTCGTTTGGTTGCGGTCGCAACCGACGGGCACCGGCTGATGCGCAACACAGGGCCGGAAGGCACCATAGAATACGGCGTGATCCTGCCGCGCAAGCTGGTCGGGTTGCTGCCGAAGGGCGCTGTTACGGTTGAACTCTCCCAAAACAAGGTGCGCGTCACGTCTGGCTCAACGGTTATTACATCAAAGCTGATCGACGGCACTTTCCCTGATTATGTGCGCGTCATTCCATCCGGTAATAGCAATGTGCTTACCGTCGACCGGCAGGCGCTTATGAAGGCGGTCGAACGTGTCGCCGCTGTAGCGGACGACAAATCGCGCGCCGTGAAATTCGCCGTCGGCGATGTGCTGCGGCTGATACTGGCTGACAAGGCCAGCGACGAAGTTTCGATTGAGTTTGAAGGCGAGCCTTTGGAAATCGGCTTTAACGCCCGCTACGTCAACGACATGCTTGGCGCGTTGGATGAACCAAATGTGCGCTTTGCTCTCGGCGATGCAGGTTCTCCGGCTGTCATCAAAGGTGAGGGCGAGTGGACTGGCGTGCTGATGCCGATGAGGGTCTAAGCATGGCAGCGACAATCCCCGAAACCGCAATCTTCAACGCCATTGAATATGCGCTGCGCCATGAAGGTGTGACCGAAATCGCGTTTTCAGAAGATGGCGAATACGAAGTCGAAATCCACGAGGCGTCCAACCTGATGCCGTTCGTCAAATGTCTGTTGCGCGAGTTGGAGGTGATTACGTGAAAATCAGCATCGAGTGGCTTGGCGACACTCACGATTGCGAAACCTGCGGCCCGTCTTGGGCTGAAGGCGCGCGCGTCTATATCGATGGGCTGCTTGTACTGGATTTGCAGCCAAGCGCCCACTGTTACGATGGTGTGTCTTACCAAGAAGATGACGTGTACCGGCACATTCTGGAGCACCTCGGCCATACCGTGGAGGACTACCCAGCATGAACAGCATCTTCATGGTCATGAAGCAGGTATCGCCGGACACCGCACGGCCATACCGCGTCATCGAGACATATCCGACTTCGGAAGGAATGCGTTCACGTATCGTATCTGGTGCGTTTAGCACGCAGGAAGCGGCGCAACAGTGGGTGGAGCATTTGCAGGAAGGGAGCGCAATATAATGGCACCCCTCCCAAAAGCCGAATCCAGCACCGTCCGCGCCATCTACGCTGCTTACGAGGCCCAGGCTAAGTCCTGGGACTCGTGGGGTATCAGTGTGGGTGAGGCCGGCACCGAATGCGATCGCGCCTTGTGGTACGGCTTCCGCTGGGTCTCAGCGCACGAGGTTCATTCGGGTCGCCAGCTTCGACTGTTCGCCACTGGCAATATCGAGGAAGATCGTTTGGTGGCCGACCTCGAACGCATCGGCGTCGACGTCTACGGGCAGCAGGACAAAATCCGGCTGGTTTCAGGGTTCGTGCGTGGCAAGTGCGACGGCAAGGCAATGGGCGTACCCGAAGCGCCGAAGACCGAACACCTGCTGGAATTCAAGTCGAGTAACGAGAAGGGCATTAAGGAACTGCAAAAACACGGCTGCCAAAAGGCCAAGCCCTTGCACTACGCCCAGTGCCAGCTCGGGATGCAGGCTTTCGGCCTGACGCGCTGCCTGTATCTGGCGTCGTGCAAGAACACCGACACGCTTTATGCCGAGCGCATCGAATACGACGTCGAATTCTGCCTTCGGCTGCTGGCACGCTGCGAACGCATCGTGTTTTCGGACGAACCGCCCAGCCGTATCAGCGAAGATCCCGAGTTCTTCGGCTGCATGTTCTGCAAACACCGCGGCGTTTGCCATGAAGGCGTGCAGCCGCGCGTTAACTGCCGCACTTGCCTTCATGTTCAACCAGAGCATGGTGGCGATTGCCACATGTCATGCGCTCGCTGGAACAAGCCATTGTCGATCGACGAGCAGCGAGACGGCTGCCCGGCTCACCTCTATCTGCCGGGGCTGATAAATGGCGAGCAGATCGATGCCGATGAGGTTGCGGAGACCGTTACTTATCGACTAGCGACGGGTGAGATTTGGGTGGATGGAGTGAGGGGAGAGGCGGGTGGTTAAATGATTTTCGGAGGCAGTATTTGCACGCCAATGTATGCATCTTCCGTATCGCGATCGCCTTCCTGCCGGTATCGAACTCTGACGTAGAAGTTGATCGGTGCCCGTTCTTCGCCGATCTTCCAGCTACATCGCATCGGTATCGTTAGTAAGCTCGATTGCTCATTTGTCCCACGTCCTCTTAAGCGAAGTGGAATTTCAAATCGTTTGATGCGCGGACCGTCCTTCATGGCATCAAAAATAGACTCAATGACACCTCGTAACGTCTCTGAATCGGAGAAGATGATCACCGACGGAGGGTATTCGAATGAGAGCTCTTCAATGAGCAGTGGCCTCTTATTGTGATTGACAATCTCAATGCTCAATGAAGCTTGCTCTGAATACTCATCTGGCGGGTTCTGATACGCGCCAAAACTTGGCTCCACGTCGCCCAATACTGCGTCTGCCTGTCGCTTTGATTGCTTTGCGGACATCCACGCGAAGCACGCCGCTAAAGCGGCTCCGATGGCAGAAACACCAGCAATATAATCACTCGGTTGAAGTTTGAGGTCCATTCAATGCTAACCTTACGCGATTATCAACGCTCCGCAGTTGACGGCCTGTATGACTACTGGCGCGAGCAACCCGGCTCCCCTCTTATCGTGCTTCCTACGGGCGGCGGCAAGAGCCTCGTGTTGGGTACGATCTGCAAGGAATTGATCGAACGTTGGCCCGACATGCGCGTGCTCGTGGTGACACATGTACGCGAATTGATCCTATCGAACTATCAGGAGCTTCTTAACATCTGGCCCTTCGCGCCTGCGGGTATTTTCTCGGCTGGCGTAGGTCGGCGCGATGCGAAGGCGCAGATCGTTTTCGGCGGTGTGCAGACCATTGCTAGCAAAACAGCCCAAATTGGTCACATAGACGTCGTTCTGGTCGATGAAGCCCATCTGATGCCGCGCAACTCCGAAACGCAGTATGGCAAGCTGATCGAAGGCCTGCGCGCCATCAATCCAGACCTGAAGCTGGTCGGCCTCACGGCCACGCCTTATCGTTTGGGCGAGGGGCTTTTGACGGAAGGTGACGGCGCGCTTTTTGACGACATCTGCTTTGAAAAGCCGATTGGCGAGATGATCGAGGAAGGCTATCTCTGCCGTCCTATCTCAAAGGGCATGGCGACTGCCTTCGACCTGTCCGGCGTTGGCAAGCAGGGCGGCGACTACAAGCAGAACGCTCTGCAGGCGGCTATCGATAAAGACGATATCACGGCTTCCGTGGTCGATGAGATCGTCACGTATGGTACGGCGTCCGGTGCAGAGCGCAAGGCTTGGCTGTGCTTTTGCAGTGGCGTCGAACATGCCCGGCATATGCGGGATGAAATACGCAGCCGTGGATTTAGCTGCGAAACAGTGACCGGAGACACTCCAACTGGTGAACGTGACCGCATTCTGGCTGATTTTAAGGCTGGCAAGATCCGCGCCTTGACGAATAACTCGGTACTGACAACCGGCACGAACCTGCCGATCATCGATCTGGTCGCGTTCTGTCGCCCAACCTTATCAGCGGGCCTTTATGTCCAGATGGCGGGGCGCGGTCTGCGCCTCTATCCCGGCAAGGAAAACTGCCTGTTTCTGGACTTCGCTGGCGTCGTTCGCAAGCACGGCCCTATAGACGCGGTCACGCCTCCGGGGATGACAAAAGGCGACGGCGAGGCGCCTGTGAAGCAATGTCCGCAAGAGCCTGACGATCGTGGTTTAGTAGGCTGCGGTTCGCTGATCCATGCTTCGCTGCATACCTGTCCAGACTGCGGATACGAATTCCCGGTCGACGAAACTCCGAAGATATCAGCGCAGGCCGAAGACGTGCCGATGTTGTCGAAGGACAACGCCAGCACCCGCCAGGTGGAGCGCCGCACCTTCGCATACCACGAAGGCAAGGCCGGTAAGCAGGACAGTGTGAAGGTGTCCTACTGGGTTGGCATGTCGCCAATCAACGAATGGCTCGGACCCGCCCATACAGGCTTCTTCAAGTCGAAGTCAGACAGGTGGTGGCGAAAGCACGGCGGTCAGGCACCGTTCCCGAAAACCGTGCTGGAATTCATGGAGCGCCAGAACGAGCTGCTACCGACCGCCGAGATCGTGGTCAAGCCGAACGGCAAATATTGGGAAGTCGTTGACGCTGTGCCGGGCGCTGCGAATGACAACGTGCCGGAGGCGAGCAACGACAATGTGCCTACGGCAAACTATGGCCGAGTATCTGCCGGGCTGGCTGACGCAATGGATGACGATATTCCGTTCTAGGGAGTTCCGCATCGCATGTTGGGGCGGGGGCTCTGGTTCATGCGATGCGGATGCATTCCAGAGAAGGTTTGCGGCACCAGAATATGGGCATAGTAGCGAATGGTGAAATAACAGAATGTAACGGTTGCCAACAATAGGCACCGCAACTGCATGAAATAGAAAAGCCCGCTTCGCGATTGGGAGGAGGAGCGAAGCGGGCCGATCTGAAAAGCGCGGTTGGGAGGAGGAGTACCGCGCTTAGGGTCCGGTTTCTGGGAGGAGGAGTAAAACCGGACGAGGCGTAAATAGGCGGCCCACTCATGCGTTGCAAGGGCAGAAACTGCATAGCTGATATGCAGGGAAAATAAAAACCGCCCGGCAGCGGACGGTGCGCGCCTGGGCGGTCTAACTCCCTCCCAAGAGTGGGGCGAATATACATAAACAACCGTCGCATGCAACAGTTAAATCCAGTATTAATTACACTAAAACAGTAGGATTAAGTTTATCAAAATAAACCAATCCATTAACGGGATGCGCCGCGAGGCATGTTAACTTACCAAAACCAAGCACCGAAACACGAGGAGCAATGATGACGGACAAAGCCGACAACACGAAAGTACAGAACTATCTGGCCTATGATGTCACCGTTCTGGAACGGGAATTCGCCGACTTGGTTGCGGCATACCCAGAATTGGCCGAAGATGAGGAACTGCGCACCGACACAATCGAAGGCGAGACAGACGCCTATCGCGTGCTCGGCAAGATCGTAGCAATTGAGCGCGATGCAAACAGCATGGTACTGGCCATCGGCGAACGCGCCAAGGAATTGGCCGCGCGCAAAGATCGATACGCCAGACGCAAGGACGCCATGCGGGCCTTGTTGCTGCGTCTGTTGAAGGCCGCCAACCTGAACAAGGTTAGTCTGCCGGAAGCAACTCTGTCGGTCAGCAAAGGGCGCGCCGGGGTTGAGAATGTGGACGAAAGCCTGCTGCCCGAGAACGTTGTGAAGCTGAAGCGCGAGCCAGACAAGACGGCGATAAAGGCGGCGCTGGATGCTGGGGAAGATGTGCCGGGTGCAGTGCTGCGGGAAGGCCAGCCGAGCGTTACGGTGAGGGCGGCGTGATGGCGAAGCTAGATCCCGCGGATTACGTGCCGTGCATCAAACGCTTGCGGGAGCAAGGGATGGGGCTGGACGAGGCAAGGAAGCAGGTGGACCGCGAGTACCTTCTGAATGCCATCGACGAAGCACGCAACTTCTATGAACTGCGCGGGGTTATGCGCGCCTGTATGGAGAAGGTGTTGTGAGCAACTACGGCGACCAATTCATGAAGTGCCCTGAGTGTGGCGGCACGGCAGAAGCGGAATGCGTCGACGTTGGCGTGGGTCTTTACATCAGCGACGAGTACGAATGCCCTTGCGGCTATAACTCGGCGGCCGATGGAAGGATGAATGTCGCCACCTACGACGACTGGTTTCCCGACCTAACCCGCCCGATTGCTGCCGTGCAGCAAGGCGGCGCATCCAGCCAATAACCAACACCCCGCCAGCCACCAACTGGTGGGTTACCACCACGATACACGAGGAGATGAGGATGAATGAACCGCTACCGAGCGGGCCTTTCGGCTGCGTCCTTGCGGACCCGCCATGGGCATTTAGAACCTACAGCAAAAAGAATGTCGCGCCGGCTAGAGGTCGCCAGCCTTACAGCGTGATGTCGCTAGATGATATCCAGGCGCTACCTGTTGAACAGGTATGCGCCCGCGACTGTTTGCTGTTCATGTGGACCGTTTCACACCTGCAGCGTGAAGCTTTCGACGTTGCTGCATCGTGGGGATTCCGTCCTGTCAGCGTGGCTTTTGTCTGGGACAAGGGGCGCATGGGAATGGGCTATTGGACCCGACAGGAAGTTGAAATCTGCCATCTGTTCAAACGTGGCAAGCCGCGTCGTCTTAGCAAAGGCGTGCGTTCGCTGATCAAGGCACCCCGCCGCGAGCATAGTCGCAAGCCTGATGAGCAATATGAGCGCATCGAGCGGCTTGTCGATGGCCCGTATCTTGAACTATTCGCGCGCCAAGCGTGGCCGGGTTGGTCGGCTTGGGGGAATGAGGCGGGCAAGTATGTGGCCGCAAACGACAATCAGGATTTGCTGGGGAGGGTGGCATCATGACCGACATCTGCCACGTCTGCGCCCGCCACGCCGTAGGCCTCGGCGTGCAAGCAGACCGCGAGCCGATCCGATGGCTATGCAAGGAATGCGCCGACATTGCCGAGCATATCCGGCACCGCAAGAGGCTCGACCCTTACGAGTTAAAAGCGCTTGATACCGGCGTCGAGGCGGTCGGGGAGTACTTGCAGTCCATACAGAAAACCGACCTTAAGGAAATGGACGAGCTCGAAGCACGCATGCTGGTGAAAGCCGCGTGGGAAGGTTGCGGGCGGGGGATGCGGTCGGCTCTAAGTGAAGCTCCATTCTGAGGTCGCCATGACAGCCTATTACAACGAGTTTGACCCGAAAGCGGCCGCTTGGTTGCGCGAGCTAATCGGGGCTGGCCACATCGCACCGGGAGATGTTGATGAACGTTCAATTGTCGATATTCGACCTTCCGACCTTATCGGATACACACAATGCCACTTCTTCGCCGGGATCGGCGTCTGGTCCTACGCACTCCGCCGAGCAGGATGGCCAGACGACCGGCCGGTCTGGACCGGTTCCTGCCCATGTCAGCCTTTCAGCGCGGCAGGCAAAGGAGCAGGGTTTACTGACGAGCGGCACCTATGGCCGCACTTCCACTGGCTTATTGAAAACTGCCGCCCTCCAGTCGTTTTTGGCGAGCAGGTTGCGAGCAAGGACGGACTTGGCTGGCTCGACCTTGTACAAGCTGACCTGGAAGGATCGGGCTACGCCAGCGGGGCGGTCGATACCTGCGCTGCGGGCTTCGGCGCGCCGCATATCCGACAACGGCTCTACTGGGTTGGAAAAAGGGTGGAACACACCACGCGCGAGCGACGGGACGAACAGCGGGCCGAACCAAGCGGGTGGCGCGCTGACATCGGATGCGGCTTTGGCATCGTGGGTGACGCCCGCTTCACGGGACTGGAAGGACAGCGGGGCGGACATTCGTCCACGTTCGGACACGGGCAAGGATCGGTTCGACCAGTTGCCGAGGCAAGCGAATTTGGCGGGGTGGCCGACAACAACGACGACGGATGCTCTGCGCCATCCATCTCCGGATTTCACAACTCCGAACATCACGCTGAACCACGCAGCAGCATTGTCGGACGGTCCAGCCCGACTAGCGGCTTCTGGCGAGATGCTGACTGGCTCTTTTGCCGGGATGGAAAGTGGCGGCCTGTTGAACCCATCACATTCCCGCTGGCTCATGGGGCTGCCGCCCGAGTGGGACGACTGCGCGGTTACGGCAATGCAATCGTTGCGCCCGCAGCGCAAGCGTTCATCGAAGCGTACCTAGAAACCGAGATAGTGGCCGCCAACGACAATCACTGCAGTGTGGCAGCCTCACGCTGTGCTTGAAGATAATTCAGCAAGTCGGCCAGATCGTCGGCTTGCTCCTCGCCCAGTCCAATTTGCCTGATGCCGTTCACTTCCGCAGCGTCGCCCGTCCAAACATCAATTACAGCCCATACGCCGTCGTACATTTCCAATGTGTCGTACCGAGCTTCTGCCATGGCTGTTTTCTCCATCCAAAGGAATTTCATGGAATATATCATCAAAGCAATCCCAACAGAATACGCTGGCGTGAAGTTTCGTTCACGCACCGAAGCTCGTTGGGCGGCATTCTTCGATCTCGTCGGGTTGAAATGGGATTACGAACCGTTCGACCTTGAAGGATGGGCGCCGGATTTCTTGCTAAGAACGCCCCTGACGACTGTTCTGGTCGAGGTCAAGCCGGTCGATCTGACAGCCTACGTTGACACTGTAAATAGAGGCAACGCCGATGTTGCCCAGCTATCTTCTTACGACAAAGCACTGGCCCACGCATCAAAGTACCAGGTTCTTTTACTTGGCATGGCTCCCTTGGAAATGAAGGGCGCAGTTTTGCCAATTGGCATCCAAGCTGTTCCACCACGCAAGGCAGAATACTCGTTTGACGACATGCAGGACGCGCTCACGGTCGGAGATGCAGCGTTCGTAACGGACGCATGGCGAAAGGCTGGTTGCGGCACGCAATGGATAATCGATGAACCCGCTGTATCCACATCGCAGGTCGTCAGCCGCGCACTTGATCGCGCGCGTCTCAAAGCCGAACAGAAGAGGGCAGCATGAACATGTCCACCGCATCTGATCCGTCACGCGACCTCGCGCTTGCTTATATCGCGGCCGATATCCCGGTTTTTCCATGCCGGGCGAAAGACGAGGAAACCAACGAATTTGACGAGGAAACCGGTGAAATTGTTGTTCTGAAAGCCAAAACACCTCTTTTGAGCAATGGGTTTAAGGGCGCCACGAAAAACCTCCGCGTGACGAATATTCTTTGGGATCGCAATCCGGGTGCTATGGTTGGCATCCCGACCGGCGAACAGTTGGGCGCGTGGGTGCTCGACGTCGATGTGCATAAGGATGAGAACGGCGAGATTATCGACGGGTTCGAGACGCTCGCCGTCCTTGAAGATAAGTTCGGCCCGCTCCCTAGAACAGCGACCGCTCGCACTGCTGGCGGCGGAGAGCATCGTTATTTCAAATATGTGCCGGGCGTTCGTAACCGGGGCCGACTTGGCGCCGGTCTAGATGTGCGTGGGTCGGGCGGGTATGTTATCGCGCCCGGTAGCATGCTGGAAGACGGCCGCACCTACAAATGGGTCGACTATTCTGGTCCTGGGCTACCGCCGTTGACTGACGCCCCGCAATGGCTTCTGGACCTCGTTTTGCCAAAGGCGCCAACATCGACCGGTGCGGATTATACCTATGACCGCGGAAGCAACGACGCCTATATCGATCGCGCAATTCAACTGGAGCTAGAAGAAACTGCGTCTGTGCCCATGGGCGCTGGGCGCAATAATCGTTTGAACGCAGCAGCGTTTTCACTGGGCACTCTTGTCGGCGCTGGCGCTTTGCCAGAACATGAGGCGCGTCAATTGTTGCAGGATGTTGCGCGTGGGTGGGGCCGAGACTGGGTTAAGTGCTGCAAGACGATCGAAAACGGTCTGTCTGCTGGCATGCGCCAACCACGACAAATTCCTGAACGATCATTCTACGATGATGACAGCACCCCACCGGTTAGCGTGACCGGCCTTATTGAGAAATATCGCAATCGTCACGACGACGATGTAGCTGATAGCGACCATCTAGTGGATGCAGACGAAGCGGTTCCAGAGAGCGACGATGACGATGTTCCAGAATACCAGTTGGAAGCCGTTGCCGATCTGGAAAGCCTGACATATCCGGGCGGTTTGGTTGAAGACATGATTGACTGGATCGTATCGAGCGCGGAACAGCCATCACGCACGCTTGCCATGGCCGCTGTGTTGCCATTGCTGGCGTCATTGGCTGGCGCTCGATATTCGACAGGCTCTCGTGATACCCGTCCAAATCTGTACACGGTAGCGCTCGCAGAATCGGGCTTCGGTAAGGAGCACGCCCGATCACAGATCAAGCGTATACTCATGGCCGATCAAGGCATATTCGATGCTTATAGCGGCCCCGCGCGGATAATGTCGGCGTCGGCATTGCGTGAGGTGCTGGAGAAGCATCCTTCGGTCAACTGTCAGATCGATGAATTCGGTGGATTCATACGCGATATCACAGACCGAAAGGCAGGTAGTCACCAGCGGGCAATTTCCACTGATCTGCGAGACTATTATTCGGCGTCGTCAACTTTCTTCGAAGGCGCGGCCTATCGCGGTGTTCCTCCGAAGAGAATTTATAACCCCACGCTTTGCATTCACGGAACTTCCACTCCAGAGCAATTTTGGGCCGCCCTCAGTAGCGCAAGCGCCGAGGATGGATTGCTGCCACGCCTTATCCTGTTTCATGTCACAGGAGAGAAGCCTGAATCCGTAAAGCCGTCCCGTGATGTTCGCGAGGTGCCGTATCTTCTGATGGAGCGTATGGCATCGGTGGCTGGCATTAACGTGGCCGCCAAACGTGGCAATCTGTCTGCGATGAATATTCAAGTGCCGGCGCATGGTGAAAACAAGCCGTACATCGTTCAATGGACACCAGACGCGACCGCTCTTTTCAGGTCGGTCAAGGATTCGATTGACGCTCGAGAAAAGCTGCTGGCGTCAGAAGCTCGACCGTTTGCACGACGCATCATTGAAAACGCAATCAAACTTGCGCTGATTGTTGCTATCGGCAAAGACCCAACGGAACCGGTCATAACTGAAACAGATTTCGAGTGGGCTTCATGTGTAGCCTGGACGTGCGCGGCTACGATGATCGCCGAAGTGACAGAGCGATTGGCCGACAATGATCGTGAGGCAAACTACAAGCGCATTGTGGGGTTGATCCGCAAGGCGGGCACCAAAGGCATCACGGAAAGCCGTTTGTTCGATCGTTGCAAAGCAATCGAGGGGCGCCGCCGGGAAGAGATATTGAAGGAACTCTTTCACACTGGGAAGGTGATAAAACAGGAGGCGAAATCCAAGCGGGGGCGACCGGCAAATCGTCTTGTCTGGATGGACTGACATGACGGGGCTTCGGCCCCGTTTTTTTGTTTTTGGTTGACCGATTAAAAGCCATCCACCGCAGCAATTCTGTCCATGGATTAAATTCGACCGGCTAATTCTGTCCCGGATTTTAATCGGTTCTGGATGGATAAAAATCAGGTCAAAAAGATGAATGAAATCAATGGATTGATCTCTATATATATAATAAAATCCATTCATCCACGTATTATATACTAAGTACCTTTTTAGATAGATTCATGGGGTCTGTATATAAAGGGGTTGCAGAATGGACAATTAATGCGACCGCCGTTTTTCGGCATCTCATTTCCTGCATGTCCATTAACACCACATTTATTGTGACACTGCACACTCGCATCGTCTCTACCACTTTCTGCTTGACACATTCGTTCGAGACTCATTCCATCTTTATATCGGACTACCATCCGATTCACGCCGCTACCAACGGCATACCGCAATAAACACGAGGAGCTCACATGGCACGCAGCCGCACACGCGCGCCTTCATCTACGACCACGACCGCCACCAAAACACAAACCGTCCGCATCAACGGCGCTCGCGTCAAGATCACCACAAAGGCCGGGAAGGTGACGACCAAGCCAGCCCCGCCGCTCGAATGGGAATTACAGGCGGCACAAGTTGCCAGCCTGCGCCGACTGCCACAGTACCAACGCCAGTTCCTGCTGGCGGGTGACATGAACGCCAGCAAGCGCGGGCCAAGAGCCCAGGCTCAGGCAATCGCAACAGGAATGACCAGCGGCGAACCGGACCTTCGCATCTATGGCGAATACGGGCGTCTGCTGATGATCGAGAACAAGGTCGGGCAGGGACGCCTGTCGCCGGCCCAGAAAGACCGCCATGCAGCGCTTGAGAGGCTTGGCTACCGGGTTCTGGTCATTCGGGCCACGACGACGACAGAAGCCGCTGAGAAGGCCGTTACGGCTGTTCTCGGGTGGCTGTCAAAAGAGAAGGGGAAAGCAGCATGAAGCAGAAACTGAAAGACAAATATTTCGCCGCGAATGACAACTGCCCGATCGATGAAGACCAGCATTCATCATCTCCATATGCACGAGACCTGGGACTAAGAGGCTGGCAGACGGCGGCAATTAAGCGCCGGGAAGAGTTCGAGTTCTATGCAGTCGACGGCGTGTACCTGTCGGATCTTCTGAATGAGGAGGCAGCTTGATGGGAAATGTGATCTATCTCGACCGTGCCGCACGGACCAAACAGGAGGCTAAGGCAATGGCCACGCAATTGCGACGCATCAAACAGCGCCAGTCGATCGGTGATCCTGCTGTCCCTGCGAATGATAACGAGGATTTTCCACTGCTGGCGGTTTTGCGCCGAGACAAGCTGCACGGCTACATCGAACTGGTTATGCAATATCGTCGGCTTGTCGCCGTCGCCGACGCCGAGCCACTTAAGGGCCAAGACTATGGATATGATGCTGGCCTGCACGCTGCTCAAGAAAGCAAACGCTTGAAAGGCACTGAAGAGGTTGAGGCTGCCGCAGCGCGGAACTGGGAAGGTGGTGTGAAAGGCGGAGAAATTGAATATTCCGGTAAGCTCCGCAGAAGCAAGGGAGCTTATGCCCTTCCTGCCATGCGCAAGGTGAACGTCAAAGTCGATGCCTACTTCGAGAACGACGACGGCACGGTTCCAATACCCAAGACCGGTAAGACGCCGAGCCTCAGTTTGAAATTCACCGACGATTTGCTGCTCGAGAAAATCGACACAAGACCGATCCTTGCTTATCTGCGGTCAAGGCTTGGGCCGCTCATCGAGCCATTCGAGGATGCGGTGCTAGGTGGGCAGACGCTGGCTGAAATAGGCGAGAAAGACGGGTTCAAGCACAAGCAGGCAACTGCGGCGGGGAGGTCTCTTGTTTTCCGCGGGCTAGCTGCGGTGCGGGGCGCTATGGACGATCTGGAGCTTCATCCCCTGGCGTATCGAAACATTTGGAATATCGCACAACCTGCGTAGTGCACCCAGATCCGCTTCAACTCCCCAATGAGGGGAAGACTACATCAAGGCCGCCATGCGCGGCCTTTCTCGTTTCAGTGCGGTTACAAGAGCCGCCCCTGCTGGCTTCGCCGGTGGGGTCACTATTCCAGCGCCGTTTCTCCTCCGGCTGCTGGTTCGGCGGGTTGAGCCTATTGCGGTAGGCTCCCCGCCGGCACGATTGGCTTGATTGATTGTTGGGCTCTCCTAATTGATAGTTTGAGGAGCCAGATATGACGTATTCCGCAACGAAGAGTCCGTTTCGTACCGGTGTCCGAGGGCTATGCCCGAGGTGCCAACAAGGACACCTGTTCAAGGGCTATCTAACACTAGCCAAGCAGTGCGAGGTTTGCGGTCTGGACTATTCGTTCGCCGATCCCGCTGACGGCCCCGCATTCTTTTCGATGTCGATCGCCGCGGTGCCTGCGCTGCTATTCGGTATCTGGTTGCAATCAGTTTTTGATCCACCGATCTGGGTTCATGCAATCACGACCCTGCCGATCATCGTGATTGCATGTGTTCTGTTGTTGAGACCAATTAAAGGTTGGTTGGTCTGCTCCCAGTATTTCCATAAAGCTGAGGAAGGAAGGATCGATACCGACTGGCGGCCAGGTCCGCGATAGTCTGTTTCAACTGGCTGGCTCAACGGAATCTACCGGTAACGACTGCCGCGGCCCTTCATGAGCATGCATGCAACCAAGGCGACCAGTCCGACGGATGCCCACGCCGATGCGGTTCCGGGATTTTCGCGTGCGTATTGCACAGCACGCTGACCATGTTCACGTGCCCCTTCGGCGAGCACATTCACCGCGTCCTTCGTGGACGCGAGGGCGTTGTCGGTTGCGCCGGATAGATTCCCGAGATGATCTGACAATCGGGACGATAGGCTGCTGATTTCCTTGCGCAATGCGTCGATTTGTTCGGAAAGCATGCCTTCGGTGGTCTGTGCCATTTCATTCTCCTTTTCGATTACGAGGAGAGAACGGGCGTCATCGATTAATTGTTCCATTCAATTTCAGCGGGCGAGAGCGCTGGTGTGCTCGCCGGTCTCATAAGCCGGATATGATCGGTTCGATCCCGATGCCCGCAACCAATTAAAGAGCAGCTGACTCTTAATCAGCTGTGCGAAGGTAAGCGTGACCAGACGTGATCAGCGCAGCACAGAAGCCAGTGCTTACCGCAAGCTCTACAAGACCGCACGATGGCAACGCTTACGTGAGCGGCAACTGACTGCACATCCTCTGTGTGCTTACTGCTTGCAGCAAGAGGAAGTCACGCCTGCCACGGTATGTGACCATGTGCGACCACATAGGGGTGACGAGGCGCTGTTCTTCGATCCAGACAATCTCCAAAGCCTTTGCGCCCCCTGCCATGACCGCATCAAGCGTCGTGAAGAGCTCGGGCAGGACGTCGTTCGGTTCGGACCAGACGGATGGCCGGTCAGTTGAAGTGATACATCAAGAAAAGCCGAAAAAATTTTGAAAAATATCACTTTTTTCGAAATTTCTGTTCGACGGCCCTCGAGCGATGTGATATCATGGAGGGTCACCCTCTGAACCCCATCGAGGGGGGCATCAAAAAGTCCCAAGGCGCGGCAGCCCCGGACCGGCGGGGACCGACAGCGCACGCATCTGCAATTCAAAACATGACCCCATAAGGATTTCATTCCATGGCAAAGCCGAGAAATCCCCTCGGCAAAGCAAAGGTCGAGGGTCGCGACAAAATCAATGCCGGTCGGTACAAAAACCGCGCCGAACCGGCCGCAAACGGCCCTCTTGGGGCTCCTCCCGTTTGGTTGAAGGACAGCGCTGAGATCAAAGCGAAGTCAGCCTGGAAGCTTTTCGCCAAAGAGCTGCCGTGGCTGAATGAATCGCATCGTACACTGGTCGGAATGGCCTCGACTATTCAGGGACGCATCATGGCCGGGCAGGAGGTAGGCGTGCAGGCGATGAATTTGCTTCGCCAGATGCTTGGCCAGATGGGCGCTACGCCTGCCGATGCCTCCAAGGTGGCGACGCCTGACGAGGGCGAGGAAAAGGATGATCTGCTTGACTGATATGCCGGCGCTTGAGCGTGTGAGCGCTTATGCGCAAGCCGTCATTGATGGCAGAGAAGTTGCCGGCCCTCACGTTCGTAATGCCTGCCGCCGCCATTTCGACGATCTCGAACACGGGCACGAGCGCGGGCTGTATTGGGATGACGACGCCGCCGATCGCGTGTTTAGGTTCTTTGAAGGTCGGCTCAAGCTTTCTGAAGGCCAGTTCGAAGGCAAGCCATTCAAATTGCATGCCTCACAGGCGTTCAAGCTGGGTTCGCTGTTCGGCTGGAAACGTGCTGACGGTTCGCGCCGCTTTCGGCGCGCCTATATCGAGGAAGGCAAGGGCAACGGCAAATCGCCGTTTGCTGGCGGTGTCGGTCTATACGGTCTGATTGCCGACAAGGAAGCCGGCGCGCAGATCTATGCCGCTGCTGCCAAGAAAGAACAGGCTGGAATTCTTTTTCAGGATGCCGTGAAAATGGTGCGCGCTGCTCCTGCATTGGTCGAGCGGTTGAAATTCAGCGGCGGTATCGGGCGCGAGTTCAATATCGCGCATCACAAGTCGCAATCGTTTTTTCGTCCGATCTCGAAGGATTCCGGCAAGTCTGGCTCTGGTCCGCGACCGCACTTCGCGCTTTGCGACGAAGTCCACGAACACCCAGACCGCTCGACGATGGAAATGCTTGAGCGCGGCTTCAAGTTTCGTCGCCAGCCTCTGCTGTTGATGATTACGAACTCGGGCAGCGACCGAAACAGCATTTGCTGGGAAGAGCACGAGCATGCCGTCAAGGTTGCAGCAGGGACACAGACGCCGGATGAGGATTTTACCTATGTCGGCGAGGTGATCGACGACACGACATTTTCCTATGTCTGCGCGCTGGACAAGGGTGACGATCCGCTCAAGGACGAAACCTGCTGGAAGAAGGCTAACCCGCTTCTGGGCGTAATCCTGACGCAGGAATATCTGGCCGGTGTTGTCGCGCAGGCAAAGCAAATGCCGGGCAAGCTGAACGGCATTCTGCGCCTACATTTCTGCTGCTGGACCGATGCTGACAAGGCATGGATGCCACGCGAGACCGTCGAAAGCGTAATGGACGATTTCGATCCTGAAGTCGAACACGCAGACAAGCCGGTTTTCATGGGCGTCGACCTGTCCGGCAGCAAGGACATGACGGTTCTTGCATGCGTCGTGCCTACTGGCTTCAAGGAAATGGAGCGGGAGGACGGATCTACCGTCAATCTGCCTACGTTCGATGCGTGGGTTGAGGCGTGGACACCTGCCGATACGCTGGAAGCACGAGAACAGGCTGACAAGGCGCCATATGCGCTTTGGGTGAAACAGGGCTGGTTGAATGCCCCGCCCGGTAAACGAATTCGATATGACTTCGTAGCCTCTCGGGTGCAGCAAATCCATCAAGCCTTTGACATTCAAGCCATCGCGTATGACCGCTACGCCTACGACAAGTTCCGCGAGGAAGTCGAAGCGCTCGGGTTGGACATTGAACATGTCGCACACCCACAGGGCGGCAAGGTTCGGGCTCGGCCTGAGCCTGCAAAGGTAGAAGCGGCAAAAGCTGCTGGCCTGCCACCGCCGCAAGGCTTGTGGATGCCGGGCTCGGTTCTGGCGCTCGAAGACATGATTATCGACGGTCGCATTCGCATGCGGCGCAATCCGGTACTTATGACCGCCCTGATGGGCGCCACCTTCGATCATGACCCACAAGACAACCGATGGTTCGTGAAGACGAAGGCGTCAGTGCGCATCGACGCTGCTGTCGCTTTGGCAATGGCGGTTGGTGTAGCGATGGATACACCGATCGAGCCAGCCGACCTCGACGACTTCGTCAACAACATGATCACTATAACCTGGTAGGAGTGCCCATGGGCCTTTTGACTTGGGTCGGGAAGCCTTTCGGGCTTCTTTCCGGCCCATGGCGCGCATTCTTTGGAATGTCGACGACAAGCGGCGAGACGGTCACTTATGAGCACGCCATGCAGCTTGATGCTGTCTGGGCGTGTGTGAACCTGATTTCCAACGCCGTGAAGACGCTGCCCTGCAATGTCTACAAGGGCGATGGTGTTGAAGTCGATTATGAGAATCCGCTGTACGAACTGCTGCACGACTTGCCGAACTTGGACGATAGTGCGTCAGATTTCTGGGGTATGGCTGCCCTTTGCCTCTGCCTTGATGGCAATTTCTTCGCGGAGAAGAAGAAAAATGGCGGCCGGCTGGTAGCGTTGAACCCGTTCAACCCGCTTTGCGTTGATGTAAAGCGCGATGATCGGAACAACCGCTATTACGAGGTCACCGAGCAGTACAAAAACGGCAAGAAGGGTGGTGTCCGTAAAATCCGCGAAGAAGACATGCTTCATGTCCGCGGATTGGTCATGCCTGGCTGTGATCGTGGCCTTTCGCCTATTGCCGCGCAGCGCAATGTGATCGGCAACGCCATGGCTGGCGAAAAAACGTCTGGCCGTATGTTCAAAAACGGCATGATGGCTTCGGTCGTCTTGTCATCGGACCAGGTTCTGAAGCCCGATCAGCGCAAGCAGATTGCGGAATCGTTGCAGGCATTTGCCGGTGCCGACAAGGCAGGAGGGATTGCGGTGCTGGAGGCGGGTCTCACCCCGTCGCAGATCACCATCAACCCCAAAGACGCGCAGATGCTTGAGACGCGCCAGTACAGCGTCGAGCAGATCTGCCGCATCTTCGGGGTTCCGCCGGTCATGATCGGACATGCCGCGAACGGAACGACGACTTGGGGAAGCGGGATCGAGCAATTGATCCTGCAGTTCACCAAGACCTGTCTGGCGCCACTGCTGAAAAGCATTGAATCCGCGATCTACCGCGACTTGCTTGATGCAAAGACCCGCAAAACGACTGTCGTGAAGTTCAATATGGAAGGTCTGCTGCGTGGCGATAGTCAGGCGAGGGCGGAGTTCCTGCAGAAGATGGTCCAGAACGGCATTTATACGCCGAACGAGGCCAGAGCTTACGAGAATAAGCAAAAGATGGATGGCGGCGACGAATTGATCGTCAACGGCACCATGCAGCCTCTGTCCATGGTCGGACACAACGGCGGGCCTCCGCTGGATGATGCACAGCCAAGCGCTGGATAAGGGAAAATCATGAAATTCGAACACATTTTGACGGCCTTCGGGGCCGAACCGTGGGCGATTCAGCGCGAAAAACTGGCCGTTTTGGCTGATGTGCTTGCGGCACGTGTGGCGGGCGATAAGCTCGTCACACCTGAGTTTGCGGCAGCTGTTTCCGACGCTCGTGCAAAGGAAATTGCTGAAACTGACGGCAAGGTCGCAGTGATCCCGGTTTATGGCGTATTAGCCGACCGAATGGACCTGTTCTCCGCTATGAGTGGCGGCACTTCTTATGCCGGCATCAAACGCCAGTTGCACAAGGCACTATCCAATGAGGATGTGAAGGCCGTTGTTCTTGATATTGATAGTCCTGGCGGCTCGGTACCGGGCACGGACGAACTCGCAACGGAAATCCGCAAACTGCGCGGCGGTGAAAAGCCGATCATAGCGCAAGTCAACTCGCTGGCTGCGAGCGCTGCCTACTGGATCGCGTCGTCTGCCGACGAAATCGTCGTTACCCCGTCCGGGCGTGCGGGATCTATCGGTGTCTATACGGCACACGATGATATCTCTGCCGCGTTGGAAAAGGCTGGTGTCAAGCGCACCTACATTTCAGCGGGCAAGCACAAGGTCGAAGGCAATGAAACCGAACCGCTCGGAAAGGACACGCTGGCCTACATTCAGGACAGCGTAAATCGCTCCTATGGCCGATTTTTGCAGAGCGTTGCCGATGGGCGTGGCGTCACGAAATCCAAAGTCGAAGACGGATTTGGTCAGGGGAGGGTGTTTTACTCTGAGGCGCTGATCGACCGGGGCATGGCTGACCGTATTGCCACGCTCGACGAGACCTTGGCTCGATTGGGTGCGAACACCGAGCCGGAATACGTACGCCGCGTAAAAGCGTCCAACGCCGCAAAGGCAGAAGCTGCGCAATTGTTGGCCAGCAAGATGGCCTCCGGCGAAGAAATCACAAAACGCGAATTCGAGAACGGGATCAGGGGACTGATCGGCTTGTCGAACTCGGAAGCGGAGCGAGCCGCATCGCTCTACTTCAAGGAACATCAGGGGGAACCTGATGCTGATGCGGAAAACGCCGCTGTTTCGGCGGCCCTCGAACGGCTTTTAGCCGAAACACGCACTTTCATCATTTAGTATCAGGAGGACGTATGTCCGAAGTTTCTCTTGCCGAGAAGATCGGCGAGCTTGGCCAGTCTTTGGCTTCTATCAAGGAAAAGGTCGGCAATCTCGCGACCGATTTCACCACGCAGCTTCAGCAGCACGGAACTGTTTCCACCGAGCTGACCGGCAAGGTCGACAAGGCGCTGTCTGAGCTCGGCGACACCACGACCCGCATCAGTGAGCTGGAAAAGCGCGCCGCTCGTGAACGTGAAGACGTCGCGCATGGTCCGCAGGACGTCGGCGATATCGTCGTGGCGTCCGAAAAGTTCAAGTCGACCGACGTGTCCGGCGCATGGCGCGGTTCGATCCGTGTTGGCATGGAACGCGCTGACATTACCTCCGGCAATACCACTGTCGGCGCCGGTCGTTCGGCTGGAACCTCGCTGGTACCGGGACAGCGCGTGCCAGGCATCATTGCCCCGCCTAATCGCCAGCTGACGATCCGCGACCTGATTGCTCCCGGCCAGACCTCAGCCGCAAGCGTCGAGTTTGTCAAGGAAACCGGCTTCACGAACAGCGCTGCGCCGGTCGCAGAAGGCACTCAGAAGCCCAAGTCTGACCTGACCTTCGATATGGAAACCACGCCTGTTCGCACGCTGGCCCATATCTTCAAGGCAAGCCGTCAGATCCTCGACGACGCTCCGGGCCTTGCAAGCTATATCAACGCTCGCGGCACGTACGGGCTCAAGTTCGTTGAAGAAGGCCAGCTTCTGAACGGCGACGGTACTGGCCAGAACCTGCACGGCATTCTTCCGCAGGCATCGGCCTTCGCTCCGGCATTCACTCCGGAGAACGAAACTGCGATCGACCGCCTCCGACTGGCAATCCTGCAGGTCATTTTGGCCGAGTACCCGGCGAGCGGTTTCGTTCTGCATCCGACGGACTGGACCAAGATTGAGCTGACCAAAGATCTTGGCGGCAACTACATCGTCGGTAATGCCCAGTCCCCGATCGGTCCTTCGCTGTGGAATCTGCCGGTCGTCCAGACCCAGGCAATCTCTGCGGGCAAGTTCCTGACCGGCGCGTTCAATCTCGGTGCGCAGATCTTCGACCGAATGGGCGTCGAAGTGCTGCTGTCCAGCGAAAACGATAAGGACTTCGAGAACAACATGTTCACGATCCGTATCGAAGAGCGCCTTGCGCTGGCGGTCTACCGCCCAGAAGCCTTCGCGACTGGCGACGTCAATCCGCCTGTAACTCCTTAATTGCTGATGGGGCGCTTCGGCGCCCCTTTTCACCAGGAAATCATGAAAATCAAAGCGCTGAAAACCTTGGTCGGCAATTACGGCCGATTGGACGAAGGCATGGTCGCCGATCTGCCAAACTGGCAAGCGGGACCGCTTCTGGCGCTTGGTTATGTCGAGAAGTTTACGGAGGTTGGCGATGGCCGACACGAAGACACGCAAGCGCCGGGTGGCGAGCTACATCGGGGCGGGAATCGTCGATCCAAATCCGGCTCCCGAGCCAGAACCTGAGCCTGAAACGCCGCCGGAGGGTGGTGGCGATGGCACTGGTTGACCTGGAATTACTGAAGAAACACCTTCGCATGTTTCATGACGACGAAGATGCCGAGCTGGAAGTTTATCTGGCTGCAGCGGAAACGATCGTCGTCGAATATGTCGACAGGGAAATCGTGGCTACTGGCGCGACGCCTACCTTGCCGGATGGCATTATTGTTACGCCGCCCATCACGGCAGCGATCTTGTTGGTTGCGGCTGATCTGTACGAGAACCGTGAGCCAGACATGAAGGCCGAAGGCAATGCCGTTCTGCCGCGTCACGTTCGGGCGCTGCTGGCGCCATATCGGGTGTGGCGCACGTTGTCGGTGGAAGAGTAGCGTTCGGCTTTCCTGTTCATCGCAAGTTCATGCATAATCCTTCAGGATGCGTCTTGAAAGGAGTATGCAGAATGAAGCTTGTTAAGGGACTTATTGCTGGGGTTCTGGGCGTCGGGCTGCTGATCGGGGCAGGTGCTGCGCAAGCTGCACCAACAATCAACGTTGCAAAGCCGGACATTAGCTCCAATGTTGAGCAGGTCCGGGATCATCGTGGACATCATTCGCGGAAACACTGGAAGAAGCGGCATTACTACAAGCGCCATCATTGGCGCTCGCACCACCGACATTACCGTGGACCACGGTGGCATTCACACCGCTATTACCGACATGACGGCTGGCGTAATCACCATCGGCACCACTATCGCGGTGGGTATTACATCAGAAGAGGGTACTGATTTTAGGGCGCTACGGCGCCCTTTTCTTACGGACTGATCAAATGCCCTGGCTCCACTTCACGGCCACCTACGACTTCATTCCAAAACCTGCAGTGACCATCCGCTATCCGGCGGGGTACGTAGGGCTCGTGACTACGCCTTGCGCTAACCGCGCTATCGCCGCAGGTAAGGCCGAGCGACTACCCACTCCCACAAAAGACGAGGCTGAAGCATGGCGAAACGCGCAGGTGCCGGCAGCCTGAACTGCCGTTTGACGTTTCAGGTCAGGCAGGACGTAGACGATGGCTTTGGCGGCACACGCGGCGAGTGGGTTGACCAGTTCACCGTCCCGGGAAGGCTGGAACCACGTTACGGCAGCAATTCCGAAAGCCTTATGGCCGCACGAATGCAGTCCATGCAGCCGTACAATCTGACCATTCGCGGCAGCACCGCGGCAAGGCAGGTAACGGCATCGTGGCGGGCTTACGACGCTCGGGCGGGTAAGACTGGGGACAAGCCTAACCGGGTTTTCGGTATCAAGACTGTCGTTAATCCCGACGAGCGCGGGCAGTACGTTGAGATGCTAGCGATTGAAGGCGAGGAAAACTGATGGCGGTTAAGATAAAAGGTCTGGACCGCCTGCAGATAAAGCTGAAGAAATTCCCAGAAGTTGCTGAAACACTTGTCAAAGCCGCAATGGAGCAAGGCGCGCAGGACATCGTCAACATGATGCAAAACCTGGTTCCCGTCGATGACGGTGAATTGATGGAAAGCATTGGGTGGACGTGGGGCCAAGCGCCCAAGTACAGCCAGCGCATTGGCAGTGTTAAGTCGAATGACGGCAAGCTGACAATCACGATCTACGCCGGCAATTCCAAGGTGCGTTACGCACATTTGGTCGAATTCGGCAGCGCGCCACACGTGAACGGCGGCATGTATCCCGGAACATTCAACCCTGGGGCCAAGGCGCAACCTTTCTTTTACGTCTCATGGCGAGCCAAACGCCGAAGCGCGCGGGCCCGAGTGTCGCGCGCAATCACCAAGGCAGCCAAACAGATCGCGGCGGACCGCTAATGGACCCGGTTTTAGAACTACAGGGCGCAATTATTCAGCGATTGCGCAGCTTTCCCGCGCTTGTCTCGCTGATTGGTCAGCGCAGCTACGATAACCCGCCGACGAATGACCAAGGTCAAGTCTCACCCTCGATCTTCCCGTATGTCAGCATCGGCGCGTCGAGCGCTCAACAGGCAAACGCCGACTGCATTTTCGCTGACGATATCATTTTCCAACTGGATGTCTGGTCGATTGAGCCAGCCAAAAAGCAGATGCGCGACATCGCAAACGCGGTGCGTCTCGCAACACGAGGGTGGGAGCCTGCTTTGGCATCTAATGCTCTCGTGACGTTCGACTACTGGCGAACTGACTACATACAGGACGGCGCGATCAATCATGCGTCGATCCGTTACACGGCGATCATCGAGCAGCCATAAGGCCTCCGCGCCGATCACCCCGAAAATCTGTTTATAGGCCGCCCTTTCGGTGGCCTTTTCCGTATGGAGGCCGCAATGGCTCAAGCAACTACGATCAAGGGCGGCAAGGTCCGCGTTAAGATCGGTAAAGTGGGTGTGGGAGGCGTAATCACCTACGCTGCACCCTGTGGTTTTACTCAAAGATCGATTAGCCTTAGCAAAAACCTGAACGAAGTTCCGATCCCAGATTGCGAAGATCCCGATAAGGTCGACTGGGTTGGACGCGACGCGGTCTCGCTGTCTATGGGGGTAAACGGCGAAGGCGTTTTGGCTGCGGAGTCAGTCGAAGATTGGCTTGATGCTGCGGAATCGATTGATAGCGTCCCTGTCCAGCTTGATCTCGAGTTTCCCGCCACGACGTACACTTACACGGGCAGAATGCACGTCGAAAGCCTTGAAATCGGCGGCAACAATGGCGAGCGCGCCACCAACAACGTTTCGATGCAGTCTGACGGCGAAATGGTTCGCACGTCTGCGCCGACGGCTCCGTAATGAGCCGGGACGCGAAAGTTGAGCTCGACTGGGCGGATGGTACTTATACCTTCCGCCTGGGGTGGGGCGAACTGGAAGCATTGCAGGAAGCGTGCGATGCAGGTCCTTGGGTCATACTGGAGCGGCTATTCACCAAACAGTGCCGCGTCGGCGATATTGCTCATGTTATCCGGCAGGGTCTGATTGGTGGAGGCTTGGAGCCGACGGCCGCCACGAAACTCGTGCGAACCTACATCGAAAAGCGCCCGCCTGCCGAGAATATCGTTTTCGCGACCATCATCCTGCAGGCTGGCATTCAAGGCGTTCCGGAGGAGCCTGTGGGGGAGCAAGCAGCGGCAAATCAGACGGAGAACAGCTTGACAGTCTCCCCAACGGTAAAGTCAGATTTGCCGCGGTCTACGGCAACGGCGCGGCGCTCGGCTTCACGCCGCAAGAAGTAAGGCAAATGTCCATGTGGCAGTTCATGGCTGCCGTCGATGGTTACGTCAAAGCCAACTCGACCGACGATGGCGCGCTGAGCCAGGCGGAAAAAGACGAGCTTTGGGAGTGGGTGAGCGAGGGATAGGGTTGCTTTCTAGTAGCAACCCAACTGTGTCGCTTCAGCCTGCGCCTGAGCGCGTTCAGCTTCCAGTATTCCAGCATAGTTGGCCCGGCTAAGCAGTTGTTGGCATCTTAGTTCTTTGTTCGCCGTGTCCGATGCCTGATTGCTGGCGCAACCGGACAAAGTCAACATTGCTACGCAAACTGTAGTTATCGCTTTCATAGACCTTCCTCCTCGCAAAGGAGTATGGCTCGTGTCGGCATGATTGGTAAAGTGACCCCGCAAATCTACTTAAACGGATCCAGCGACTTTGCGCCTTTGGCCTTCGGATCGATGGTCAAAGTATATGTGCCACCCGGCAACTTGTAAGGCGCACATCGTTGTAAGGCCCGGTTGAGCGATTCCACGCCAGCCTTTCCAATCCCGTCTTTCGGGAACTCTTTGGCAGTCACATCCGACAAATCCCCATCTTTATCCAGTTCGACAGAGAGAACAATCTTGCTTGCCATTTTCATAGAAGCAGGCGGGTTCCAGCACTCCAGAGCGGCCCGCGCGAACGCATCGTTCTGCTCATTAGCCTGCGCGGGAATTGCCATAGCGGCGGCAGCAATCACCAAAAAACATACTCTCATGGAGCCTCCCTGCCATGGCAACCAACCTTGAATCTCTTGTCGTTCAATTTTCAGCCGATTTCAAGCGATTGGAAAACGCCATCAATCGGCAGCGTGGGCAGTTCACGCGGCAGATGCGCCAGATGGAGAAGTCTGCAGATGTCAGCGTACAGCGTATCAACGCGGCGCTTGGCAATATCGGCAAGGGCACAATGCGAGACCTAGCGGCCCCTTTGACCGGCATTACTGCCGCGTTGGGTACGCGAGAGTTGATGCAGTACGCAGATGCCTGGACACAGGCGGGGAACCTTATCCGCGCGTCCGCGACTGCTGCGGGCGTTGGTGCTCGGTCGTTGAATGAATTGAAGGACGGGGCGAACGAGGCACGCACCAGTCTTGAAGCCTATACTGACCTGTATGCTCGGCTGATCAGATCGGCCGCCGCAGTAGCCAAGTCTGAAGACGAGATTGCTTTGGCGACGTCGCTTGTCTCGAAAGCCTTTAAGGCAGGTGGGGCATCGGCACAGGAACAAGCTGCTGGCATCCTCCAGCTTGGTCAGGCGCTTGGATCGGGCGTGCTGCAAGGTGACGAACTGCGATCCCTGCGTGAAAACGCGCCAGTGATCGCGAAGGCGATTGCGGACGAGTTTAAGACGACGATCGCAGGTTTGAAGCAGCTTGGCGCCGATGGGAAGCTGACGTCCGATCGTGTTTTCAAGGCTATCCTGAATGCTCAGAAACCTATTGAAGCGCAGTTCAAAGCGACTAATGCAACGATTGCTGACGCATTCACACAGCTGAACAATGAATTCACGGCCTACATCGGAAACGCTGACAAGTCGGCTGGCGCTAGTGCGCAGTTGGTTCAGGCGCTGCAGTACGTGGCCGACAATTTCAAGGAAATTGCCGGCGTCGTCGCAGCGTTTGCAACAGTACTGATTACCGCCTTCACTGGACGGGCGATTGCTGGCGTCGTAGTTGGGATTGGTCAGGCTGTCGTCGCATTGGGTTCTTTTCTGACCGCACTGCGCACCGGAACCAGTGTTGTTGCTGCATTTAGTGCTTCTCTGGGGCCGATTGGCCTTCTTGCAGGTGCAGCTGCTGGGGCGGTTTACCTGCTCTACAACAATATGTCGTCGGGCGACCATGCGGCTAAATCATTCAGCGAAGCCGTCGACGGAAACAAGGTTGCGCTAGAGAGCGCTGCTTCTGCTTCTCGTCAGTATCAGACTGAACTGGTCAAGCAGATCAGTCTGCAGCTCGAGGCCGCCAAAGCGGCTTACGCACAGGCTGATGCGGACTTCTCGGCGGCTAATGCGCGAGCTCAGGGGTTTCGGAAGTTAACCGGGCTCAAGTTTGAACCGCTGGAATATGCCGCCGATCAGGCACTGGCAAACGCAGACGCCCTCGGGTTGGCTGTTGGCAAGTTAGAGGACCAGCAGAAAAAGGCTCAGCAAATCCTCGCCTCAACCCCATCGGGTTACGGCGGCGGTATCGCCACGACACCCGACGATAAGAAGAAGGGTCGATCGAAGAAAACTCCCGCCGAGCGTTTCGACAGCGACATTCAACGTATCGCCGACCGCACAGCCGCCCTTGTCGCAGAGACCGAAGCACAGCGCCAGATCAACCCGCTGATCAACGACTATGGCTATGCCATGGAGAAGGCGCGTACTGAGCAGGAACTGCTCAATGCGGCGCAAAAGGCCGGTGTTGCACTCACTCCGGAACTGCGAGCACAAATTGCCGCCACAGCAGATCAGTGGGCCCTTGCCAGCGCAGAGGCTAACAAGCTTGCCGAGGCGCAAAACCGCATTCGGGAAACCGCTGAAGATATGGCGGCATTCCAAAAGGATCTGGTCGGCGGGATTGCTAACGATTTTATCAACGGCGCCAGCGCTGCGGAAACCTTTGCCAACGCACTCGGGAGGATTGCCGATAAACTGATTGAAATCGGCCTTGCCAACATCTTCGATACCGACAAGGGCGGCTTCAATTTATTCGGCGCTCTGGGTGGCATCTTCCGCAAGAACGGTGGGCCGGTAAAGCGTGCTGGCGGTGGTATCGTTCGCGGTCCTGGCGGTCCACGTGGCGACAAAATCCCGGCGATGCTTAGCGACGAGGAATTCGTCGTCAATGCGGCAGCGACAAAGCGCAATCGTGCACTGCTCGAAGCCATCAATAGCGGGCGTGTTATCGGACTGAAGGACGGCGGCTCACCTTTACGCGCGCCATCCATGCCGATCCTGCGCTCATCTGCTGCGACGCAGCAAGCGCAATCCGGCATTGCCGACGTGCGTGTCTTTGTGGATCGCGACGGCAACTGGCAGGCCGAGGTCGAACGCATCTCACAGCGCAACGTCAAACAGGGGCTGGCTTCCTACGATAAGTCGGGTGCCGTCCGGACCGCGCGTGATCTGCGGCAGGTAAACTCAAGAGGGTTGGCAAAGTAATGGCTGAACTACTTCCGACTGGCCTTCGATATCAGCCGACTTTCCCGGTCCTGAATCGCCCGGTCTCAATGTCTCAGTACGGGGATCGGGCGATTTCTGCCATTGAGAACGGCGATCCGTTCTGGACGTGGACGGCGAAAATAAAAGCGATGACGAACGCGCACCGCCAGAGGCTCGAGGCGTTCATCGATCGGTGCCGCGGCGGGCAGGTTACGGTGCATTATACGCCGAAGCATGTTTGCATTCCGCAAGCCTATTGGGGCGACGCAAACAACTCGGCGATTACCGGTACGGCAACTTTGGACGCGATCAACGGCAATACACTTACGTTAAATGGGGTCGCAGTGGGGCTGAAGCTGACGAACGGCGACTTGGTAGGCTTCACGATTGGCGACTACAATTTCATCGCTCGCATCGTTGCCGACGCTACGGCGGCTAGCACGAGCGTGCAGGTGAAGGTTGAGCCCTTTCTGCCTTCCTACATCACTGTCGGCGCGACGGTGCGATTCAAAGACCCTGTTATGAATATGCGGCTCATGCCGCGGACATGGGAAATTGGCGAAGGCAAGTTTCCCGATGCGTCTTTTCAGCTCATTGAGGTGCCGAGGTAGCCATGGCTACCGCTGTCGCCGAGCGCGAATAGCCCGGATCCATGTGTTGTTGAACATAATGGCCCCTATGACCAATGCGACGGCACCCATGGCGATCATGCCGATGGCAATGCCTTGGTCACCGAACTGTTGATACAGCCAGCCCGTTTTTTCAACGGCCTGGGCAGGATTTCCAAGGCGAAGAACTCCTTGGATCAAGGCGCCAAAACCGACAATCAACATGCAAACGCTTCTAATCATGCCGGCCAGATATCAGCTGGGCGCGGTTGAATCCACCCTTTCAATGGCTTGGCGGTAACTCATGGCCTTTCCTGCACGTCTACAGCAACTGCTCAACGAGGGCAGGGGCAAGATCGCATCTGCCGTAAAGTTCGAGTTCGGCACCGGCACCTATGGTTTTTTCTCAGGCAAGGGCATCGTCGATTATGGTGGCCTGACCTATCACGGTAACACCATCATCGACATTGATGAGCCAATGTATGCGCTCGGCACGGCGGCACAGCCTGTCACCATGCGCCTGCCCGCTGCCGCCGATTTCGGCCTGACGCCGGATAAGCTCGGGCTGATCGAGCAGGAAGATTACAAAAATCGGCCTGTTACGTTCTACGACTTCTATTTCGACCCTGACAACAACGCTTTCCTTCATGCCGAGCCGACCTGGTACGGCTATGTCGACTACATCGACCACCGCGAAGAAAGCGACGAGGTCTGGTTAGAAGGCCACATTGAAACGGGCGCGGTCGACAACTTCCGCGAGGGCTACCGCTACGCCTCGCATGAGGACCAGCAGCTTGTGTCGCCCGGTGACATGCTTTTCGAATATGCCGCGAGGATCAAGAATGAGTTCTTCAAAATCAAATTCGGCTAGGGTTCCCGGTTGGGATCGGGCGTTGGAAGACCTTGCGACGGCTCATGTATCGATCACGCCGGAATGGGGCGTTTCAGACTGTCTGATGACTGCCGCCGATGCCATCAAGGCCGTAACCGGCGAAGACCCGCTTGCTGAGTTTCGGGGTAAGTACAAGACCGAAGCCGGTGCGGCTCGCAAGATGCGCGCAAATGGCTGTGAGAACGTCAAGGACGTATTCGAAACCTATCTCCAGCTTGAGCCGGTCAATCGTCTCTCTGCCCGCCGGGGTGATGTGGGCGTTATCCGCATCAATGACGAATACGTGGCCGGTTTCATTTGTGGCTCCGGCTTCGCGGTGAAACAGCCGCATGGGCTCGCGTTCTTGTCCGTGACCGATATCGAACAGGCCTACAAGGTCGGCCTGTAACCACCACGACAATTTGCGCCTTTGAAGGTCCGTGAGCAGCGGGCCTTTTTTGTTGCGCCCGATTGAGGCTGTCGCATGCCATTTTTAGCGCCTATCTTCACCGCGATTGGCGGTCTTGTGTCTAGCGTGGCCGCATGGGCTGCTGCAAGCCCGATCCTCGCCGGTATCGCGCAGACAGCCTTCGGCATTGCACTCAAATATGCCGTCAATGCGCTGTTCCCTCCAAAGACGCAGAGCCGCGCATCGGAACTTGAAACCCAGTACGGCGCCAATATCCCGCGCTCGGTCATTCTCGGTACCTGCGCGACTGAAGGCCATCATATCTATCGCAATAGCTACGGCAGCGGCGGTCGGCTCATTCAGGACGTGTTCGTCCTGTCGAGTTTCCGCATCACGGCTGTTCCCCGTGTTCGATACAATGGCCAATGGCGCATTTTGAGCCAGCAGGACGCCAACGGCTACTGGCTTGTGCCGAATGAAGGAACCAGTGGCGACGATCACGATAACGTCCGCGTCAAGTTCTTCTACGGCACGATGGATCAGCAGGCAGAGCCGACGCTAATCAGCAATGCCCGTCCGGCTGGCCGCTGGACTGCAAACCATCGTGGCGCTGGCGTTGCCTATGCCGTAGTGTTTTCGGAGCTTCGCAAGAACGGCGACGGCCTGACCTCTCCGGCAAAGCTGTTATTCGAAGTCGTCGGCGCGCCGCTTTACGACTGGCGCAAAGACAGCACGATGGGCGGATCAGGCGCGCATCGCTGGAACGATCAGAGCACGTGGGAATATTCCGATAATCCGGTCGTGCAGATCTACAATCTGGAGCGCGGTTTTTTCAACGGCACTCAGCGCATGGTCGGCAAGGCTGTTCGTGCAAGCCGTCTGCCGTTGGCAGAATACACCCAGGCTGCGAACATCTGCGACGAAATCATGTCGGACGGTTCGAAGCGCTATCGTGCACACGCAATTGCCAAGGACGGTCCCGGCGCGAACCACGACGCAAATCTGACGCCGATCCTTGAAGCAATGTGCGGCTCGTGGGTGGAACGTGTTGACGGCGAGTTTCCGATTGCTGGCGCTCCGCAAGCCATCGTTGCAACCATCACCGACGACGATATCAAGCGTGGAGCACCGCTTCGTTTCAGTGCCAAGCGCAAGCGTACCGAACTCATCAATACCGTTGCGGCCTCTTATGTTTCGCCGGATGACTTCTACGAAACCAAGGACGCGGCAACCCGTATCGATGAAGGAGCGCTGGCCGAAGATCGGGAAACGCTTGCCAGTGCCATTCCTTACGCTGCCGTCACCGATGTGCGGCAGGTGGACAGGCTTGCAGATATCGCCATCCGTGGCGCTCGTTATCAGGCATCGGCGGAAATCGTCGTTCACCCGAAATTTCTCGATACGATCAAGGAAGGCCGGTGGGTTCGCTGGAACAGCGCCAAATATGGCGACCGGACATATCAGGTGCTGACGCGCCAGCTTGGCGGGATCAATACGGACGGTGCTCGCGATATCTCAATTGCGCTGCAGCAGATCAGCAATGGCGTGTTCGATCCGACCGCCTACGAGACCAATCCGCCGAACATCATCGTTGTGCCGCCGCCACAGTATCTGGCCGAGGTGCAAGGCTTTGATGTCATCCCCTTCAAGGTCGTTGCAGATGGAAAGGGGGAAATTCCTGGCGTCAGACTGATCTGGAACCCGATTGACGATATCTCGGTCGTGGGCGTGGACATCGAATATTGGCCAGCGAATGACCCGTCGCAGGTGTTCCGGGACTTCGTCACGTGGGATGTGACAAATGTTGTGATTACCGAAGGCCTGACTTCGCTGACCGACTGGTTCGTTCGGACGCGGTTACGAGTGGACAATGGCCGGTCGGTGGCTTGGTCGGCGGCAAAACCGTTCACTACACTCGATGCCACCGGCGATGACAGCCCGGTCGATTATGAGCGTCTTGATGAAGATGTCCGCGGTCTCATCAATTACATGACTGATGACCTACGCGAGTTGAAGCGGCAGGCGCAGGAACTTGCAACCACGACATCGGACAACCACAACAGCAACTACGCTGATCGGCAAGCTATCCGCCGTGAACTGACCAGCACCTTCGGCACGGCGCAGGCTCAGTGGACGGAAGACATATTTGCCGCCACGGGGCCGAATAGCGCCATCGGCCAACAGCTGACACAGATCAATGTAAGCCTTGGCCAGAAGGCAGATGCGAGCACTGTCAGTCTGCTTCAAAGCCGCGTGGACAATGTCGACGGCCAGATAACGGCGGTATCAAACGCACTCACAGATGTGAATGCGTCGGTCAACGATGTCAGCGCCAATGCTACATGGAGAATGACCGCCACTGCGGGAACATCTGGTTCCGTGAAGATTGCGGCTTATGGCAGGCTTAGCACCGGCAGCGCGTGGCGCGAGGCGGGCTGGTTTGTGAACATCACTCCAACGGGCAGTCAGTTTGTTGTACTGGCCAATCAGTTCGCGATTGCCGATCCCAACAATGACGGGAGCCTTACCTATCCGTTCGTTGTCCAGAATGGGGAGGTCTACATCCAGAATGCGCGCTTGGGCACTCTCAAGTTCGACATCCTTCAAGCCAATAACGGGAAGATGGTCTTGCGCGGTTATGACAACTTCGCAGACATAAGGATTGTGTTCTGATGGGCTTGTTTTTTATGGGATGGAAACCGGGCGTCGGATCGGTCCTGAAAATCCTCAAGTACGATACGGACGATCCGCTGACACTCGCAAACTCGGCTTACAATCGCTTCTATTTCAACTCCGAGACACAGAACCTGTCCTATATCTGGGACAAGTTCTATTTTTCGACGGGTTTCAATCCGGGTGTTTACCCCGGTTCTACTGGTGTAAACGGCAATCTCTATGTGATTGAAGGCGCGTCTGCTTCGCAGGCAAGGCGGGCGTTAGTAAATCAGACAGTGAGCGGCAGCGATTACTTTCTGTCTTACGAGATATTCCCCCGCTTTCCGGACATGCCAATCGTACCGATTTATGAGGCGAAGCTGATGGACACCTTTGGGCGAGTGCGTGTTGGTCACATCGATAGCCCATCGGGCAATAAGGACCGCGTTCAAACGGTTCGCGCCTATAATTCTGACATCTGCTACGCGACCCCTGGCGCAACCGGGCCGGGAGGTAACAATATCCGAGGGTTCAGAAGCATTCATCCCGACCTTGGCTATACGGGCTGGGTCGGGCGCATCACCAATAACGAGGGACCATATATTTGCGCACTGAGCAATTCCGATAGTGGCGGCTATTACCGGGCATTGACCTGCCAATGGGACTTGCCCGCAAACAACGCCGCTATCCCCGCACCGGATGCAACGCCAGTTGCCGGACAGGATATGCTTCGGATCAATCCATCGGTCGCAATTCTCACACGACGGGGATTTACGGTCGATACCGCTACCGCTCGGCAGTGCATATTCACCAGCACCCGCGTTCCGAATATGTGCGTCATGATGGGGCAAACCGCCCTTATAGCGGCAAACACTTCGGTTTACGTGCCGCGCACGACCGACTTTCCTCTGCACGAAACAATGTTCGTTGACACAATCGTGGCATTGCAGGGGTTGGATTTTACCATCCCGGCTGTGGATCGAACGGCCAACAAGACCGGGCGGCAGATGAAGGTCTTCTACAAGATCGACCCGAACGGCATAACCTTCAGTGTCGAAGGCGATTATGCCGTATATGTCCGTTACATGGTTTATGCGACCAGCACCGACGGTTTTTCTTCCGGCGGTGGCAGCACCTTGCGCAGGCTGGATAACGGTGGCGTCCAGATCAAGAGGCCAGGATCGAGCGACGCGAACCCGACTGGCAATGACATCCTTGTCGATACCCGCTTTCCCTCAATGCGGGTGATGAAGGAAGACTGGTTACCTATCGAAGCGTTTTCGACCGCCAACGTGGTCGATAGTCAGTATGGGTCACACGCGGCAATCGTGAACTTCGACGGCTCGGGACAGTTCATCTTTCCCAAGGTGATGTGTAACTGGCCGGAACGGATCACACAGGGTTTTCACCAGTATGTGCGTCTGCCGGGAACCAACGCTTGGCGACCGACAAACCAATCATGTGTGACAGTTGTCGAAACCAATCGGATTGTCATTCACATCAGTCCCGGCGCTCCGACGACCATCGACACCTCAACGGGTAGCTTTATGTACAATCTGCCAGACCCGGTAGGCGTCCGTTACTACATTCTCAGCGCCACGACGCTTTAAGTTTCCAGGAGAAAATCTATGGCCACTTTGTCCGACTACACGTCGGGAACGATCACTGTTACCCAAAATTCAGTGAACTTCACTGGCACAAATACTCTTTGGAGAACTGCGCAGTTCCGCGAGGGCGATACTGTGCAACTGAAAGGATACACGGCGATCATCGCCGCTGCTTCGGCTGCGGACCCTCGTATTGCCTCTAATACGGCTGGCACTTTCACCGAACCTTGGCCGGGGCCGTCTGGAACGTTTGCATATCGCATGCGCTTCATGCCGGATGGTGCGCGTGTGACCGCCCAGACGACGACACTCATTGAATTACTCGGAAATGGTAATCTCCAAGCGTTGGCGGGATTGGCGGGGGCGACCAAGACGCTACCGTACTTTACCGGCGCTGGCAGTATGGATGCAGTTGCCGGTGCAGCAAATACCATGCCGTATTTTACGGGCGTCAATGGTATGGCGGCGACTGGTTTGACCGCATTTGCCCGCTCATTGCTGGATGATAACGACGCTGCTACGATGCTTGGCACGCTGGGGCTGACCGGAAACGCTATTGCGGACATGCTGCAAGACAGCTTTGGCGCTTACTCGACGGGTGCCGTCGATCTGAACACGCTGACGCCAGGGACACGAGGCCTGTACGCAAATAATGGTGGGTCGAATTTCCCCGGTTCCGGTCTGTGGTGGGTAGAGACACAGCGTATGTACACCGGATCATCCGCTGGCCTGCGGCAGATCGCAACGCAGTATCCGATTGCCGGCAGTCAGGACCCTATTATCTATATGCGGGTACGGTCTGGTGCGGGTATATGGGGTCCATGGCGGCTTCTGACGCCCACCTACGGCTCGAATGTCAATGGATTCTACATTCGGCTACCTGATGGCACACAACTCTGTTATCGGGCGGGCGTTGCCGCCTCCGGCTTTGCCGCAATAGGTTCCGTCTACAAAAGCGCCCAGATTGACTGGCTCTATCCGGCGGCGTTCTCGGAAGCGCCTTATGTCGATGGAGCGACGAACGCCAATAATGCTTGGTCCGCTGTGGGGACTGGCACTGCCACAACTGGCAACATCGCGTTTTTCCTCCCGTTCTCATTCTCCGGTTCTTTGACCTGCCGACTAGTCGCGCAAGGTAGGTGGTACTGATGTTCAAGATTTCCTTTCTTCCCCATATCTCCCCTGTCGATCTCGCGATCGAAAAGCGGGGCGACGTTCTGATCATCAATGGCGATGAGCTGGATTTTACCGATTTGCCGGATGGTGGCGCGTATCCGCCCGAGGCGTTGGAGATCGATGCCGTGTTCGGTGGTGTCAGTCGGAAAGGCGATGAGATACGGATAACCGTGGCATTGCCGTATGATCTTGCTGGCGAATTTGTGACGCCGGAACCGATCACGGTAACAAGCGACGGGCCGATTGCGCTGCCAGAGGGCCGCTATCCACCGCCGCCCGAAGAATTGCCGATGCCCGAAGCAGACCCCATCGCAGAAGGTGAAGACGATGCCGCTCAATAAAGCCCTGATGATCACGTCTGAAATGCGACAGGCCGAGGCGAAGGCGGCTTTGGTCGCCCACGTCGCGCAGAAGCGCTGGGAAAAGGAAGTCGGCGGGATCGAGATAAATGGCTTGACCGTCGCCACGGATGATCGGTCCAAGATGATGATTTCGGGCGCGCGCTTGGCGGCGGAAGCCGATCCCGGCTTCACTACGCGATGGAAATCCGGCGGCGTGTTCGTCACAATCGACGCGCCGGCCGTCATCGCGATCAGCAATGCCGTTCTGGCCCATGTCTCGGCTTGCTTCGCTCTCGAAGCGCAGGTGCAAGCCGACATCGAGGCCGGCACCATAACCACCGTCGAGCAGATCGACGCGGCGTTCGCTTGAACGCGATAGCTGAACATAATACTAAGGCACATGGAATGTGCCTCTCTCAGAGACTCAAGCGTATAGCGGTTCGCGCGTTTGGCCAGATGTTTCCAGTATATGGTTCACGATAGATTGATTATCTCCTACTGGAAACAGAGTAATCAGATTGCTCTGATGCTCACTCAGAGCACCAACATCATATCCGACCACCCGAAGTCCATGCGTTGCGGCCTCCACTACTGTGAAGCCGAACGATTCATTTAATGATGTACTGCAATAATAACCATTATGGCGAGCGACTGAGTTATATAAACTGAAAACTTGTTCATGGGACAAATTCAAATACACTTTGACTCGGTCTTCGACCCCGTAAGCGAACGCATCCGACAAAAAATCATCAAGCCTGCTCGGATCGCTCTCCAAGCTTACCACAACAATACCGATGTATAACTCTGGCAGTTGCGACAGAATTCTCAGGAAATCCCGAGCATTCTTCCCAGCATCAAATCTACCGATCCATAGTATCGGAATCTGGTTGGAAAACAGAAAATTATCTCTTGGTTGGTAGTCAATGTTGTTGGTATTGAGTTGATTCGCCCGCACTTCTACTAGGCTGTTTACTTCTGGTGGAAGTTGCTCAAGCAGCATTTGCCTCGAAAATTCGCTGGGGACGTATATCGAGTTAATGTTTGCAATGTCAAACTTAGTCAGTTCGGAAGATACAATCTCGGGGACAGACGTATGAAATTCGTAAACAATTTTAGGATTGAATCGCTTTGAAATAGGTTCAACTACTTCTGGAAGAGAGGTGATCCTGATCTCATCAAATGGAAAATTGACCGTAAGATATGCGATGTAGGATTTCAACCTGTCTTTCCTGATGATGCGCACATCGATATTTGTATAACCAGTGAACAGATGGTATCCACCCCTGTCACTAACGAAAATTAGAGTGTGGTGTTCGCCAGGATTATTCAGTGCGCGGTTGAGATACACTGTCCCCATTCCACCGCGACTGCAATTTACATAGATCGATAGTATCTTAGACATTTATTCTATGCCACCTGAATGAATTTCAAAGTTGCATCAAGGCGAGACACCCATTTACTATTATCAATATATTGATTCAAATCTCGAGCGGTGCCGTGATCGTACCGTTGGTTAAACAGATACTCAATTCCTTGGGAAAATTCTGATCTCGATTGATAAACGAACGTTAAAGGGCTTGCATCTACGCTGCCCATAGGCGCGCTAATCACCGGCAATCCGACGGCGAGATACTCGTAGAGCTTGTTAGGATCGACACCGTAAGTAAGCTTCGATGGTTTAAACGGTATCATACCGATCCGCCATCTCCGGCTAATTTCAATGAATTCCTCGTGGGTCTTTGGCCCCAGAAGAATGACATTCTGGGGTAGGTCGAGATTACCTGGAGCGCCGTGACCGATGATCTCAAATGTCCATTCCGGCCTATGAACCGCAGTGCTTATTATCAGGCTCCAATCGAACCAAGATGGGGTCAGGTGGCCGATGTAACCGATTATGGAAGACGATCGGCGACTGTTAAGCGTGTCTAATGATCTCAGCTTTTCTGTCGACTGAACAAAACCTGCCTCAACCCCGTTAGGTATTACCATTACCTTCTGCGGCTCCGCCCCGTTCTCGATCATCTTTGTAGCTAATCGAGGGCTGACTGTGGTAATGTACTTTGCTTTGCGACAAACATAATTTTCCAGTCTCGCCCGGTACCATTTGGAGTAACCGACGCGGTTAAACTCTTCCATATCGTCGCGTACTTCGTACAGCGTACGCCAGCCATAGGTATTCGCTAAATCAATTGCGCAAACAGCTTGAATATCTGGAAACGAACTGCAAATAAATGTGACGTTACCGTGCTTCGAAGCAGCGATCGCGTCAAAAATCTCTGGCAGGATATCCCTTGGGAACTGCCAAATCTTCTCTGAGTATCGGATTTCGCTATTAGCGACGCGCCCGAAAGGCAGGAAGAAGACGGTATGTCCGCGTCTCTCCATCTCCCGAGCCAGGCGGTTCGGACGTAATCCTAATGAGGGGTGCGACATCAGGGGGGAGGTACTGTAGATCACGGTTAGATTGTCATCTGCACCCAGCGCGGACAACGCGGAGCTAACGTGGTCAATTTGAGAATCGTGAGTTGCGCCTTCCAAAATTGAAACAATAGGTGGGTGGCTGGCGTAAGCGATTAATTCTTTCCGCCATTTTTTCAACGTAATTTCGAGACTGTTAGCGTTAGGGGGGACTTGGAGAACCACTTGAGTTGTTTTAGGAGTGCCGCTGTCGCCAGAGAGATAAATATAAGGCCCTACCGCGGGGCTGATAGGGGTGCTATCGAGAGGGAATACAGTATTGCCTTCGGTATCGACAAAACGAAATGCTGCGAGGGCCGCTCGTGATGGGTCGGCAACCATCTCGAAATCACCAACTAAAAACGAGCTAACTTCAACATTAACACTCTCCGAGGGGCGAACACTAAATTTGTAAAGTTGCCCATCGATTTCGAAACCGGAATGCGTTTGCTGAAAGACTACGGCTTCCGAGGTATGGTAAGGTTGTGGAGTGGTTATATCTGGCGTGCCGAAATGGCTCTGCTGCTGTTGCGATGATTCGCTATCAATCCGCTTCGCGTAGCGCTTGATAATCGCCTTTAAAATAGACAATTCTGGTATCCCCAGCCCAATAACAACCAAGATTGACAATTCCAGAACAACGGAGAGCTATTTTGCCCACCGAGTTGCGACCATCAACTGCCCGCCTTCTTCAATGCATAGAACGGCTGTATGAGTCAAGAAATCAATCTGTGCGCGTTCTTCAGGTCGGAGCGTGCGATGGGAAAAGGTTCGACCCGTTATTCAGGTTTATTTCTACTCACAAAGGCGTGTCTGGGGTTTTTGTAGAGCCAATCGTTGAATACTTTGATTTGCTCGTAAAAAACTATCAGCATATCCCGGGGGCTAGATTTTTCAATGTGGCGATTTCAGATCACAATGGAATATCCAATATTCGATTGGTCGACCCTGAGGCAATCTTGAATAAAACCGTACCAGAGTGGGCAGTGGGAATATCTACCTTGGAGCGCAATCGAAACGCGATAGACGGAATATTAATATCAGAAGATAATTTTCTTAAGATACAAGAAAAAACTATTGAAAGAAGTGTTTCTGTAGTAGAAGTGAATAAATTTGTAAGGGAATCCCATTGCGAGGATTACGATGTATATTTAAGTGACTGCGAGGGGCATGACTATACGATACTATCCGCCATGGACTTGGACAAATTTCATCCTGAGGTAATTTTTGCGGAGAGCATGCTTATGTCAAACAAAGAACTCTCAGAAATTCAATCAAAGCTTCAATATTACGGTTACGAGTTTGAGTATGACGATGCAGATTTGATCGCTTATACGAAAGCTGTGGCGTCTCACGAAGCTGTGGTTGAGTGAGTGGTATATGGAGCCAGTTAAGAGGAAGCGCTCCGCTTATTGAGCGGGCTCTCTTCGTCAAGGCCTTGTTACGCGGGCTGTGCGGGTGGATGCTACTGCTTATTAAAGCCTGCGCCAATAGGCGCCGATACGTCAAGAATGGGACGGGCCCTAGCTTTTAGTTTCAACGCCTCCGCCTTTATATCAGTTTAGTATGTCCTGATACTCATCACGAACCGCAGCCATTTCACCAAGCATTTCCCTAGAGAAGTCTACCGCCTGCTGTACGGCCAAGTCACTATTATCGCCTGCTCGATTTCGATATGAGGAACGCCAAGACGCCCACCAAGGCAACGCCGCTCGCTACCACAAACAGAAAAACATTAAACCAAACCATGTGGCCCCCGCCTTCGAGATCAGGCTAATTAATTCAAACGGGCCGATCATGGCAAGCGCCGTCCTTGGGGGCGGCTTTTCTTTCAGACTGGAAACGAAAAACCCCGGCTGGACGGACCATACCGGGGCCGCGCGTCAAACGATTGGGTAGATCGACATTGAGAGCGCGCCGGGCTGATACCGCGCAAAAGCGGCAAAGAAAAGACACGTCGGCGTGAGCGCCGCCGTGCCGGATCTGGCACCATTATTCTCCACAGGACATCCACATGAACAAGACAACGTTTTTCGCGTATGCGAGGCGCGCGCCTTTTGGCGGGCGCTTGAGCCAAGCGCAGGTCGACGGCACGTCGGCAATTCTGGCCGAGGCAGAGCGCCGAGGCCTGCTGGACGAGCAGACGGCTTATCTGCTCGCGACGGCATTTCATGAGACTGGCGGCAAGATGCAGCCGATCGAGGAAAACCTCAATTACACGACCGCCGCCCAGATAAAGAAGACGTGGCCTAGCCGGTTTTCGTCTATTGCTGCCGCCCAGCCTTATGTGCGTAACCCGCAGGGCCTCGCCAACAAGGTCTATGGCGGAAGGATGGGCAACATCGGCGCCAACGACGGCTGGCGGTACCGCGGTCGTGGCTTGGCGATGATCACCGGTCGCGACAATTACAAGAAATACGGCCTTGGCGATAACCCCGACGCCGCGCTGGAGATGGCCACGGCTATTCGCATCCTGTTCGACGGGATGATCAACGGCAAGTTCACTGGCAAGAGGCTGGCTGACTTTTTCGACGGCGGCAAGGAAGACCCTGTAGGCGCCCGCGCTATCGTCAACGGCAGCGATAAGGCCAGCCTCATTGCCGGTTACTACCGCAACTTCCTCGACAGCCTCGTGGCAGCTCGCGAAATGAAACCTACCAAGGCGGAAGACGCCAAGCCTGACGACGTGCCGCTGCTACAGGATAAGACCGTCCAGACGATCGTCGCAGGCACGGGCGGCACGCTCGTCACTGGCCTTATTGGCGCGGTGTCGAACCCATGGGCGTTCGCAACTGTCGCGCTTCTGCTGATCGCAGCAGGCGCGGGGTTCTGGCTTTGGAAGAGCGGCCGGCTCGAGCTGAAGAGGGTGGCGGGGTGAGCCTCACAAGGATTGCGATCGAGTACGACGACGAGGCTGGAACGGCCACAGTGCGGATCGATAACGGCTCGCAGCATTGGGGCAGCGCCAAGCTCACAGTCTGCGATGTCACCGAAACGCGTGACGGCTACCTGCTGCCGCTCACAGGGCAGCAGCGCATGCTTATTTTGACGGGAGTGCCGACATGACCTGGCTCTTATCCCTGCACTCCAAAATCACAGGCTGGGCCGTGGCAATCGCTGCGGCCCTTGCGATTCTGGCAGGCGCTTACCTCAAGGGCAGGGCGGACAACGCAACGAGCGCAACCGCCGACCGGCTTAAAGCCGCCAACAAAGCAAGGAAGATCGAAGATGAAACGAGCAAGCTTGGCGGCGGTGATGTTGACGCTGCTTTGTCTCGGTGGATGCGTGACAGCCGGTAGCTACTGCGACGTAGCCCGGCCCGTCCGCCCGAGCGTCGAGGACAGCCTGACCGATGGCACGAAGCGTCAGATCCTCGTGGAGAATACCAAACTGGAAGAGTTGTGCGGGGTGCGACCGTGAACATCCCGATATTGCGCTTGGATTTGGGTAGCGTCCGACAAACTCTATTTGCGCTTTCCGATGTGGCCAACAGAGTTCCCGAGTTTCGAGAACGCCTCCTCGGCCTTCTCAATTCCGGCGAAGAGCTTTTCGCTATTGATGGCCAAGTCAGAGCTGCAACCGGGACAGGTGACTTTGTCGTTAGATTTAAGCCAACCGATAGTTTGCTCGATCTGATTTCCGCAGTTAGGGCATGTCACCCCGATTGTCTGGTTTTCAAACATCTGCCCCACCCCTTTAGATCAGACCATTGCAACATAACTTCCGAGAGTGTGCAATGACCGGCGCTGAAATCATGGCCGTCGTCGGCTTTATCGTGATGCTGATGGGCTTTTTGTTCGGGCTATGGAAGTATGTTGAAAGCCAGATCGCGAAAGCTGAGGCCCGCAATGCGGCGAAAGCGGACGCTGCGACCGCACTTGCCAGCCTGACGCGGCAGGAACTTTCCGACTACAAGCTGCGGGCAGCTGAAACTTTCGCCACGAAGGCAGGCATGCAGGAACAGACGTCGCAGATTATGCGGGCCATCGAAAGTGTGGCGCATCGCATCGACGGGCTTACTGAGCGGATTGATAACATCATGGCGACGAGGACGACGCGGACGAGAGCATAGGCGGCATTCCGGCCGCCGCCTCCGGCCTTGGGTATGAAGACCCGCTTAGGAGGGATGTCCTTTATGCCAGCGTGTAGAACCAGATAACCGGCGCCACGATCAGGAATGCCAGAACACTCCAGAAAGCGCGCCAGCCCACGCTCTTCGTTCCCAAGAATGCCGTCATGACTATGGCCGCCGCTATCATCACGGTAATCGGCCAATAGATTGACATATAGACGAGGACGGCAACCCACCAAGGAAATGAAATCATGCGCGCTTGTAGCTGGTAGGCAGGGCGTCGGCAATATTGTGGTTGTTGATAGCAGGCAAAAAAAATATGACAGCTATCGGGCCACTGTTTTTATTCTGGCGTCATAAATGCGGCGGTGGGGCCACAAGTAACGCTTTCCGTACGATGTCGGATTTTCAATCGTCCCGGACTGAGACCGTGACGTAATCTTCGTAAATTTCGACATATATCAGCGGCGTTCCGTTCAGCACCGCGCTTTCGGCACCACCGAGGTAATGGCCGTTGGCGATCATTCGTTCGAGTCGGGCGCGGTTAGCTTTGTCAGAAAACGTATAATCCGAATCATCTTCACGATCGCGCTTCCCATAAACATGGAAGTTTGCTCGATCCTGCCGAATAATCGCTGCAGCTGTAGTTAGGCGCTCACCCGCTGAATTGAAATGATCTTCGGCGCTTAATCGAGCGTAGTACGACTCGATGGGTTTTTCTGCCGCGCCCACATAAATACTGGATACAAGTAACGCGCCTAGGGCCAAAATCGCACGCATATTAACACCCGTGTGGTTTTATTTTTAAGTATTTATGGTGAGTCGGCGGCCGTACTCCAGCCCAAATTTTAATTAGGAAATCGTTTCTTACGTGAATATTTATTACTGAAATCAATCTTTCATGGGCCATTAACACCACATTTATCGAGACATTCCATCCTTCCTTTTGCGCCGCTCACCACGGTTACCAGGACGGCGCCGATCATTTCGTATCTTCTAACTGAAATTCCCGCCTGACCAGATCGGCGATATTCTCACGCCAGTTGGGATCAGTTGCTTGTATCCGGCGCACCAATTCCGCTTCCAACCGAATGGAAATACTCAGCTTTTCAATCGGATTTTTAGGGCGCCCACGGCGCTCACGCCTCCGGTCTTCGTTCATTGGTTACTCCTTTTCCAGATCCTCAAAACAGAAGCTGGGAGATGAACCTTGCCTGAAGGTTACGCGGCGTCTTTCTTATTCCCGCTTGACATCTCATCTCGAGGCTCATTTTCTTTTCACTATCGGACGACCAATCCGCGCCGCGAGTCGGCTACCAAACCAAACACGAGGAGACTGTATGTCCCATGACAGACAGGGCGCGGGTGCGCGCCTTTCACACGAAGAACTCCTGCGCCGAGCGGAGGCTTACCGCGAGCACGGCACGCTGGTTAAGGCTGCGGCGGCGCTTGGCATAAAGAAGTCGGCATTTCACGACAGCATTAAGCGGGCCGCTGAGATTGGGCTGCTGGGTCCGTCACCGACATTGCCCGGCTATGCGATCAAAAGCCTGACCGAGACGCCGAACGGCACTTACGTGCGCCAGACGAAAGAGGCTGGTCCAGTTTATGAGCCGACTGCAGGCCTTGCTGTCAAAGGCAAGACGACGCTCGTGAATGCCGAAGGCCGGGTGATTACTCAGCACATTATGGAGCGGGCTGATGTACAACAGCAGCGCGCCATTCTGGATGCAACTGTTGCAGCGCTGTCCGAAAGCCTACCGCGCGTCACGATTACGCCTCCTCCTGCGCATGTTGCGTCCGAACTACTTAACCAGTTCGTCGTGACAGACAGTCACTTCGGTATGCTGGCATGGCGTGAAGAAACGGGAGATGATTACGATCTTCGCATTGCAGAGCAGTTGCTACTGGACTGGTTCGCTGCAGCCGTAGCCGCCGCCCCGCAAGCGCACACGGCTGTGCTGGCCCAGTTGGGTGATCTGATGCATCATGATAGCCTCGAAAGCGTTACGCCTGCTCATAGGCACGTCCTAGACGCGGATAGCCGCTTGCAGAAGGTTATTCGCGTCGTCATCCGCACAGTCCGGCGCATCATCGACATGCTTCTGCAGAAGCACCAGCATGTTCACGTTATTATGGCGTCCGGCAATCATGATCCGGCATCGTCGGCATGGCTGCGTGAGATGCTCGCGGCCATGTACGAGCACGAGCCTCGCATAAGCGTTGACAACTCACCGATGCACTACCACGTCTACTCGTGGGGCAAGACAGCGCTGTTTTACCATCACGGCGACAAGCGGACTATCAACAACGTCGACGTGACGATGGCTGGCCTGTTCCGCAAAGAATACGGCCTGAGTTTGTCGGCCTACTGCCACATTGGCCATAAGCATTCCGACGAAGGCATCAAGACAAACCTGATGTATGTCGAGCGCCACGAAACGCTTGCCGCCAAGGATGACTATGCCGCAAGCGGCGGCTGGCTGTCCGGCAGGTCAGCCAAGCGTATTACGTATCACAAAGAATACGGCGAAGTTGCCAGGGACAGGATGACGCCGGCGATGGTCAAGGGCGCTGCGCGTGTGCCCGTGGCCGCGAATGATAATGTGGCGAGCGAGAGGAGGGTGGCCTAGTATAGCGAAACTACGCTGTTAGTGCGGTGGGGAGGGGTAGTATGGCAAGTATTGGAGATTTGGGGGCAATCGCCGGAATTTTGGCGGTAATACTAACTGTGATATTGGCTGCAAAGAAAAAAATCAAAAGTCGGTCGAATAGGCGCAAGCTAGAAAAGTATCTCAAGGATGCAAAGGACGTTCCCGGCAGCCGAGGGCGAAGAACTACAACCCATCTTGTTGCTCGGCTACATTTGACGGAAGAAGAGATTATTGCAGCAGCCGCCTCGAGTAAGCACATCCGCAGCCGCATAATTCCGGACAGAGATACTGGCCGTGCTGATGATTACTATTATGAGTACGAAGAATAACCAACCCGCGCCGCCCACCAAGCGGCGCTTTCACCACCAACATGAGGAGAGAAATATGGAGCTACACCAGCTTTACGACGTACATCAGCCGGGCGACGAATGGCAGGAAGAAGACCGCGCTGCGCGAGCGGCTGTTGAAGGATGGCAGGCGAGGGTAGGCGGAAAGGTTATAAGTGGTTCGCCAAAACCTTATAACGACAGCCGCGGGCCGCTCGTCATCATCGAAAGCCCTTACAGCGGCGACGTGGCGCGCAACAGCGAATACGCGCGAGCGTGCCTGCTGGACAGTTTGCGCCGGGGTGAAGCGCCGATTGCAAGCCACTTGCTGCATACGCAGGTGCTGGACGACTTGCGGCCTGATGAACGTGAACTCGGCATCGAGGCTGGTCTCGCATGGTATCGCGTGGCGGAGAAATGCGTTGTCTATGACGATCTGGGTATAAGCCATGGAATGGCGGAAGGAACGGCGCGAGCGCGTAGCCATGGCGTTCCGGTTGAGTATCGGCGGTTAAGGGCATGGAGGGACGCGGCGTGATTGACGATGATATCGCGGCAATGAACCTCGAAGAGCATATTGAAGAGCGTGTGAACGCAGCCATCCTTGCAGAGCGTCAGCGTTGCGCGGATGTGGCTATCCAACACTTCCAAGGAATTGAATACACCTGTGCTCAACGTGCCGCTGGAGCAACGATTTACGCAGCCATCCTCGCAGGAGAAGCGGCATGACCAACTTCCAAGTCGGCGAACAAATCGTCTGCATCGACGCCAAAGTCGGCTTCGAACAGTTCATCGAGATCAAGGAAGGCGAGATTTATGAAATCGCCTGGATCGGACCGTTCGAGCATTACACGCAGGGCAGCTACATTGGAGTGCGCCTAAAAGGCGTCGATCGGGGCGTCTGCCCGCAGTTCGGTTATGACAATCCGCCGTTTGCGGCGCGTCGGTTTCGTCCACTTGTTCGCGATAAGCTGTCGTCGCTGCGCGGTTTGCTCGCAGGCGGTCCTGTGACTGAGAAGTTCGAAGAGCCGAAGCGTAAGGTGAGGGAGGAAGTCTAATGGTTCCAGACGCACGAATTGACCGTGAGATTGCTCGAGGTGAACCAGGTTCTGGCAAGCAGCCCATGCCAAAGCCGATTCACTTAACAGACCTGGGGCTTCGCGCATCCGCGCCTCCTGTCACCTCCGACGGCGGCAGCACGAGCTATTACGAGCTGCCTCCCCATGCGACCGAGCTAAACGACCTGATCGAGCACAAAGGCATGTCATTCGCGCTCGGCAATATCTTCAAGGCTTGCTATCGGTTCGGAGAGAAAGACGCGGCCAGTCGAATGTATGATCTGAATAAGATCATCTATTTCGCTGAAAGACTTAAGGCGTTGGAAACGAGAAGAAAACGTAGCCAGTAGCGCGCATCCTAAGTGCTTATCTACGAAGAGAACGTTTTCGCGATGAGCCCCCGCATGACCGCCTAAGTATATTGGAAAGCTTTGTCCAATCTTCTGAGGGGGATGACATCTGTTTGTGCGCGTCTTCAATATCGCGCTGCGTAGCAACAGCATGTTTCACCACGCTAAAGTTAGTGTTCGGAATGGCAAGGCCTATATTCTCTTCATGGTTATTCATTTTAATTTCTCTTTCGTGTTGGCTCACTTGCCGGGCAAAAAAAAGGTCGGGCATTAGCCCGACCCTAAAGTCAACTTCTTTCAGTTGTGCCAGTACATCCGTGGTCACTAGAAAGAAGAAACTTCATTCAAGCCGCCTGCAAATTACAAACGGACATTTTTCCAGACTTGCGATCCTGTTCAAGATCATAAGTCAGTTTCTGGCCTTCACTGAGCGTATGCATACCTGCTCGCTCAACAGCGGAGATGTGAACAAACGCATCCAAACCGCCGTTTTCAGGCTGAATGAAGCCAAAGCCTTTTGCTGCGTTAAACCATTTAACTGTGCCGGTGTTCATAGGAACCCCTTTCAAAGTAATATTGATAGACGCGTTTAAAAAACGCAGAGACGAAACGATTTTTAAAAGGGAGTTTTCGTTCATCGCACGGCGCTAATCGTGCAGCAAGCAAAGCTCAGCAAGAAAATATCGATGCCGTCTTTTAGCGATGTTAAGTGATTGTGTCAAATTATTAATTCGATATGGTTAAATTGAATGATAAAAATACTTACCCAATTTAATATTTCCGTTGTTTTTACAGGGAAATAATGATTTCGATTTTAGATTAAAGGGTTTGCCCTTCAAACATTAGATGTCAATTTGACTGCGGAGTTTAGTTTCGGATCTAGAAAAGTCCCGGGACGAAGAGCGCGCGGGGGAATAGGGAAGTCTCAGATGCACCCCGTAAAGAGCCGCTCAATGGTGGCGACCCTTCTCAGCCTGCTCTAGCCGTGCAAGTAGCTCAGAAAACTGATCCTCGTTCTCAGTTGAAAAGGCCTTTATCAAGCGCGCTTTTAAAGATTGGGCTATTGCCTCTGCAGACTGGTGAGCTCTTGGTATCTCGCCAGATGCTCGCCGTGCATTATTATGATGGTTTTTGGGTTCTGTCATAGCCTAGGCCTTTTTGGGTTTCGGCTTAACAGGAAAGTGGCGGTTTTGTTCCGCACAAAAAGATATTGGAATATGTATTTCAAAAATACGCCCGACAGATCTACCGACCTGTCGGGCCGCGCTTGGCACAGGGGGCCTAACCCAGCCTGGCGCTATCGTTCAGAGCGTCTCGGATAGCCTGAACGATCTCAGTGCCACTGGCAGGGCCGGATTGTCAGTCCGGCCGCCTTGGCTGCTTTGACAAACGATTTTCTGGCGGTGTTCGGAAGCCCTTCGAGGTCGGCCAGGCAAGCCTGCAAGGCTTCCTCATATTCCTTACCGTGAGCGTCTTCCGGCCAATCCTCAAGCAGGCATCGAGCGGCTGTCGCCGTGTCCGGTACCACGCGATATTTTCCGATACCGTAAAGCTGGACGTCTACTGGCTTTCCCCAAGGCATATTCCCCTCCCGAAGAACTTGCCCTGCCGAGGGACGAGCAACGGCAGGGCCGCGTCAGCGACGGTTCTGGCGCAGGGTTGTGCTGTGCTGGCGCTAAGGCAATTGGTTAGACTGCCTCGTGTGAAACTCTACCTTCGATCTTTTGTTCCCGCTTAGGCGAGTGGATCGTATTCGACGGATTGCGCACGAGCCATCCGCTTTGGGCCGTTGCTGTTGGCAGCTGGACATTGTTCGATTTCGTGGCGTCTCTCGAACCGTTGGTGAGCCAACCTTGCTGATAGCTCACTAAGATAAGCGTGATCTCTGAGCCCACTATGGTAAAGCATGATAGTGCACGATGCCAGGTCGGCAGCGGAGTAATCTTGGTCGCTTTCTTCAAGTATGGTTGAAGCGTGACTGAAGCAGCTTCGCATGAAATTCACTTCGATGGGATTATATATGCGGCTCGCTTCGCTAAAAAACGGCATTTTGGTCTCCCTTTAGCTTTCGCTAGTAGAAACCCCCACAACAATCCAATAAGAATGGGCGACCAAAGCTTTTAATACAAATCACAAAACCCCGGACGCAGAAAAAAAAAGAACCCCGCCTATTCATGAAATGGCGGGGTGGGGTCAGTGCAGGCTCTCAACGACGCGAATTTGTTTAAGGAGAAGTTTTAGAACCAGGCAGCGTCCAGGTTGTTCCCAATCATTCGTTTCGATCCTTGCCGGCGTGTCCTACAAATAGTCCGCGTGACACTTCTTGGATAGCTTTCGCGGCTTCGATGGCTGTCCAGCCGGAGTTTTCAGCTTCTTCAATCAGTTCAACGACGCGGAACGCGATTGCTGTCTGACAGTCAATATTACGGTCAGGATATTTTCCGTCGCTTTTCGGACCGGAGATTTTCTTTGAACTCGCCATAAGCACCCTTCCTCATTTTTTGACGAAGGTAGGGCGGGTAAGACAAGCGGGTAGCTGGATGGAGCAAAAAAAGGGCCGCCCATCTTTCGACAGGCGGCCTAGTTTGGAGGCTCAGGAGCAACCGAAGCCTCCTCTCAGAACTGAAGGTTATTTCGGCGCTTCGCCGGTCGAGATCGTGGTGCCAATCTCTGTGAACTTGTTCTTCAATGCGGTGCCGAGACCGGTAAAGGCTGCGATCACAATAACCGCCATCAAAGCGGCGATCAGGCCGTACTCAATTGCAGTTGCGCCAGATTCGTTTTTACGGAAACGCGAGAAAATATTCGTCATGTCTTTGCCCCTTCAAGTTGGCCCGTTCGTTGCTGAACTGGGCGCAACCTATCCTCGCATTCGTTGCAGCCGAATTAAAACCAATGGTAAACAACCGATGACCGAATTCTATGCTTAATCATTAGAGTATAAGTGGTTGCAAATTAATTAAAAAAGCCGGTGCTTCAATAGCGTCGATTTTAAAACAAACTCGGCTGCGCTTTCTCGTTGTCATTACTCGGCGTGAGGTCGATAAGATCAGCGTCGGGCGGGGGCTTTTGCATTTCCTTGGCTTCGTTCCAGGGAGCCCGCAGCCATGTGTCGATTTCCTCTGTGGTGCGGAGAAGAACTGGCATTGCCTTTGGGTGGATCGGCTTCACCACGGCATTCGGCTCGGTGGTCAGGAACGCGAAGATATCGACCTCGACCGGCCCTTCCTTTTTCTTCCTTACACCCTTCCAACTTGTCCATATTCCGGCGAAAGCAAATAGCGGCTTTTCCTCGTTCAGAGCGAACCAGTGCAGCGGCTTGCGCTTGGTCTTCGGGTCCGGTTCCTGCCCATATTCGGAAAAGGAGGTTGCAGGAACGACGCACCGGCTTTCAACGCCTTGCCAGCGTCGCCAATGAGGCGAGGTGAGGTTTCGGATATTCGTTACCCCGCTATCCGCTTCGCCTTTCACATACATCGGCGGCGTCGGCATGCCCCAGCGGAGCATTGCCAACTCTGGCTCATCGCCCTTGAGGTTCCGCAAAACTGGGGCTGGATAGTCGGGGAAGATATCCATCTGCGGATCGACGCGGTTCGTCATATCTCCAAACTTGGGGAACAGGCGGCGCATGGCCTCATGTGTCGTTGTGATGTTGTACAGATTGCACATGCGCTCCTCCTCGTTGGGGAGAGAATAGCATTCCTATTTTCGCCGTCCAGCCAGCGCATCCTCGCCTTCCTGCTTGTGGGCGCGACAGAACCATAGCTGGCCATTCGACAATTTATAACCAAAGGTTCCCCACTCCTTACAGCCTTTGGCATCACACCAGTGCACGAACAGATTTCCGGCTTTGGCTACGTGTGTGTTGTCGTTCTTGTATCCGCTCATTTATCACCGTGGCCTCTTCGTAATTCCAAACTGCGCATCGCCCTTGGCCGTGCACGCCTTGCATCTCAGGCGTCCATGTAGGTCGATGAAGAAGGTATGTGTTCCAAACTTTCGAAGAAGGATCATCCGATCTACCGATCCGATATGTCCGCAGCGACAGCAATAACCATATAGTTCGTACCACTGGACCAGATCCATGATCCGTGTCGACGCTGGCATTTCCTGCAGAAAGGGAGGTCGTATTCTCATCGATCAAAGTACGTCTCCCACGGCTTGGATTTCTTGTCCGTCGGGTCGTAAGGCACGCCGCCATAAAGCCGAATGAACTCTTGCTGGCCTTCCTCCGACGCGAATTTCACGATCGAGAAATGATACCCTTCATGATATTGGTAGCCATGCAGGTGATAGGCGCCCAGCCGATGTTCATCCGCGATCACTTCCAAAAGCCGTTGGCGTAATTCGTCTGTCAGATACAAAACGACCTGAAACGGGTATCCTTTGTTGATGAGCGTCTTCGGGGGCTCACCACGGGATCTTCCGCTCATTTCACGAACACCGTCGGCTTCCAGCCTCGGGTATAGCCTTGGCTGACAGCCATACTGGCTATGGCGACCTCTTTAACGAGAAAATCCCGATCTTTGAGAAGCGCCTCTATCGCGGCTCGCGCATCGCCCTTGTGGTAGGCGAGAACCAATTCAATTTCGTCGTCGTATTCATTTTCCTGCGCAACCGCACTCAT